AATAAGTTTAGAAGAATCTACGCCCAATAACTCTGCCCATGACTGATCGTATGATGCTTCCGCATCAATCCATGCACAGGTCTTGCCTTCTTTTTGTGCTAAAGCAATCATTTGTAGGCAGAACGAAGATTTTCCAGCAGACTTATTTCCCCAAACAAGGACCTGTCTTCCGTATCCAAGTCCACCACGCAAGGCCATATTCAAACCAATGCTTGGAGTAATTTGTTTTTCAACCTTAATGTCTTGTGCGGACTGAACTCTTGCTCTTGTTTTTGGATCTAATTTAGCCAATATATCATCTAATGCAATTTTCATATAGTAATCTTTCTTCTCTCTGCCAAGTATATCATTAAAATGCGTTTCCGTGAAGCTTTGGTCTATCTTTATTTATATTAATTTTCTTTTCTAGAGTTTCATCTAAACTATGAAGAACCTTTTCTTCATTTCTCATTGCTGCATAAATATCCAATAGTCTAATAATTACATCAGCCATTTCTTCAACTACCGCTTCTGAACCTTTATTTTTTCTAATTGCTTCTAATACTTCAGTAACTTCAGAATGAACTAGAGCTAATTTATTTCCGACCTTGTCGTAGGAATATTCTCCATCCCAAAACCCTTTTTCTTTGGCAATCTCATGAAGCATTGCTGAAAGTGCATCTAATCCATACTCAGTCAGAACTTGATTCGTTTCCATTTTTTTCTCTCAAACTAAAAGTAAATGATGGGACTGTCTCATCATAATCTATAACTAATTCCTTATTACCCGTTTCTGCCTCTAAAAATTTTAAAGTTGGAACTGTAATCTTTTTATGCTCTTCTAATATAGCAACTAAAATTTGATTCATGCTAATAGAAGTTACTAGGCCCTCTATGTCTTGTGTCATTTTATTTCCTTAACCATTAATGTTCCATCGTCTAGCTTAGACAAAGTAACCTTACACTTCATTCCTTCTCTCATTCTAGCAAGGGAGTTCTTATACATTGTTGGGAAAACAATAACTCTAGTAAGCTCTTTATCCCTATTACTCAAAACTATGTGGCTCATTGTTTTACCAGCCTTAGTTGTGTATGGAGTAAAATTAACAACCATGTATTCATCTTCCTCTAGGTCATATTCTTTCCTATACAGATAGTCTACAAATATATCTGAGCCGTTTGGATCAATGTCTGATATCTTTACATACCGTGCAATTCTATTGTCTCCGACCATAATGAAATACATTTGATTTGTTTCAATTTGAGTTTGCTCGTTATGAAATAGACCGATAGTTCCAGTCTCATCGACTAGCTCTACTCTTGCCCAGCCATTTCCTCTTTTAATTGCTTTAACCATTCCAAACATAACGAATGATCCAAGGTCTTCAAACTCTTCAATCGGACGTGCCTGTGCCTTAATTCTTGGAGGAATTCCCTCTAGATTAAATGTAGGTATGCCTAGGTATTCGTAGTAGCTATCCTTTTCGTTTCCCGATCTAGGATTATCTTCAAAAGCTGCGCCACCGATTGAGTTTAAAGCTGTGATTGCTCTACTATTAATACCGCTTCCTTTAGCAGAAGACTTATCAATAAACTCTGCATAGTCTTTGAATGGTCTCTTCTCAAGTATTTTATTTGCAATGCTGTCAGAAATAAATTTAACTTCGGCTAGACCGAATCTAATTGAATCTCCCTGCAAAGAGAAGTAGATGTCTGATTCATTAATATGCGGTAGCTTTATCTTAAGACCTAAGCGCTTTGCTTCAATCAGATACTCTGTTCTGGCGTCTTTGTCATTTTCGTTTTTAAGAATCGAAAACATGAATTCCAAAGGGTAATAAGTTTTAAGCCAAGCAGTATAATAAGACAGCATAGAGTAAGCAACAGCATGGGAACGATTAAAAGAATACCCAGCGTGAGCCTCAAAAGTATGCCAGAGGTCTTCGGCTTGTTTCTTAGAAATGTGCTTTGAAGCGCCATCAATAAAGCGATCCTTGAACTGGTCGAACTCTTTTGCATCTTTCTTCTTTCCAATAATCTTGCGGACCTTATCAGCCTCAGACCAAGACATTCCTCCTAGGTGTACGCATGCTTGCATAACCTGTTCCTGATATATAATAACACCGTATGTATTCTCCGTAAAAGGTCTTGTAATTGGGTGAGTAAACTGAACTGCTTCACGACCATGCTTACGATTAATGTATGAGGCACCTACAGTATTCATAGCTCCTGGACGCACTAAAGCGTTTGATGCAGCCAGATCTTCAAACTTGTCAACGCCCATCTTCATAAGAAGGTTTGTGTAAGGTGTTGCTTCTGCTTGAAACACGCCTTTTGTATATCCTTCGCTAAGCATCTGATAAACTTTTGGATCATCTAGATTCAATTCAGAAAGATTAATATCTTTCTTATGTCGCTTCTTGACTGAGTCTAATGTATCAGATATAACCGATAAAGTTTTTAAACCCAAAGCATCAAGCTTAATCAATCCAATATCTGCAACTGTATCCATATCATAAGCTACAACTGGTATTCTGCCAGATACAGAGTCGCTAGCATCTGCACGTGATTCAACAGGTGCAAATTTGCGAAGATCGTCTTTTGCTACTACAACTCCAGCAGCATGAACTCCAACAGATCTAATTCGACCACGCAATCTTTCTGCTAGCCAAACAACCTCTGGGTATCGCTGTCTAAATTCTTTTGTGTTAGGGGATTCAATAAAATCTTCAAAAGTATCGATTGACTTCATTGCACGGTTAACCTCTTGAAGAGGAACCATGAATACACGAGCAGCATCACGGATAACACCCTTATCTTTAAAATAAGTGTATGTAGAAATAGATGCGACGTGCTTAAACTTCTTCTTTAAATAATCTTTAACTTCTTTACGACGACGGTCTTCAAAGTCTGTATCGATATCTGGAAAGTCATTACGCTCAGGATTAATAAATCGGAAAAATAGTAAGTCATATTTAATTGGGTCTACGTCTGTAATTCCAAGGGCGTAGCAGACCAATGAGCCTGCTGCGGAACCACGACCTGGACCAACCTTAATATTATTATCCTTAGCCCAGTTAATCATATCTGCAACTACAAGGAAGTATGAGGCAAAGTTTTTAGAGGCAATTACAGAAAGCTCTTCCTCTAGCCTCTCCTTATAAATAGGGTCTGAAGCCTTCTGAAGGCTCTGTAAGCCCTTTTCAGATAGCTCCCTTAGTCTTTCATCGGCATCAGTCTTAGGTACTGGCAGAAGGTCTAGGCCCTGATAAAAATCATATTCCTCTACTTTATTGGCAATCTCCATTGTATTATCATAAATGTCTGTGCGAGTTATATTAGATTTATTAAAGTCTGCCTCAATTTCAGCACGAGTCTGAATAAATAGATTATAATCCTGAAAAGATATTCTGCGGTCTGGATATAAGTAATTTAATCTATCATTAATATCTTTAATCTGTCTAGACATATCAAAATCAGCATCCTTATCCATTTTAGGAGATGTTGATAGAATAAGCATGGCTTCTTCTAGTACACGATCTTCTTCTTTAGCAAAGTGTGCGTCTCCTGTTGCCACCGCCTTAATTTTAAGCTCATCAGCAAACTCAAGCAGCTTTGAATTTATTTCTTCTGGGTTGTGAGATTGAACCTCAATATAAAAATCATCACCGAAAGTTTTCTTAAAATCCTTGAGAACCATTTTAGCTTCAGAGAACTCGCCCTTTTCGATAGCCTTAGAGATAAGCCCATTAAGGCATCCAGAGAGTACAATAATACCTTCAGCATATTCTCTAAGCACCTCTCTATCAATACGTGGCTTATGATAAAAGCCTTCGTTCCACGCAAGTTCTTGCAAAATATTTATGTTCTCTAGGCCCTTTTTATTCTTAGCCAAGAGGATAATGTGGTTGTAAGCCTGAATAGACTTATCTGTTTTAGAGGAGCGGTCAAATCTATCTGTCGGAGATATGTATGCTTCTACTCCAAGTATCGGCTTTATGCCCTGATCCTTACAGGCTACCTGCATTTCACGATGTGAAGATAGGGTGCCATGATCTGTTATTGCTAATGCTGTTTGTCCAGCATCCTTTGCAGCCTTAACAAGTTCGGCAGGAGAATTAAGCCCATCCATTAATGAATAGTAAGAGTGCACATGTAGATGTGTGAAGTTCAACTTAATTCTCCGCCTTTATAACCTGTTACCAGTCTACACTGCTAGATGATGCAGTAGACTCTTCATGTCCGCCATTTTCTCCCATATAGAAAGCTTCCTGCTCTGCATATGGTACGTGACGAACTGCTGTTTTTTCAAGATCAAAAAGCTCAAGAGATTCAAAATCAAAAGGCTTCTCATCCTTTGCCAATGGAATGATTGTATAGCTTGTATCAGTCTTTGTTCCATTGCGCTTGATACGCCACATTAGATTTGTTATGCTTCCCATTTCGCCAGCATACTCAATTAGTGTAGGTGTAATTGTTTTGCCACTTGTTCCCTGAGATAGGATTGCTACGTATGGCTCTTCTTTGCCGTCGTCTACTAGCACATTGATGTAGAGGCGTGTTCTAGCCTTCCAGCCAGCCTTTGGATCTTTACGATGTTGCTCGTTAGCCCAATCACGACCTTCTGTTTCCATTGTGTCTAATGCCTTACGGCGGTAATCTTTTGGATTAGTATGCTCTAGTGCAATAAAACCACATCCGAGCTTGTCATTATATGTTGGTGAATCTGGATCAAGCTCTTGCAAGAATCTAATCTTTACGCTTTCCCCATCTTCAATCTTTAGCCAGCGACCTTTATTCTCGTCGCCACCGCTATATGTTGGCTTGTCTAGTGCCTTGTTTAGATCTTTTAGACCCTTTACTATGCTCATGCTTCTCCTTATTATAGTTGATGGTATATATCCATCTGTATTATTATTATATCATTAGTTCCAAGATCTGTATTCTATATCGGATACAGAATTTTTAATACAGGCTTTAATCTCTTCGTCAGTCATATCGCCTGCATCTTTTGCATCATGTGGATATATCTTACCATATTGGTAGGAAGACCACAAGAGGTCCTTCATTCTTAATTTATTGGCTATGCTAAAACCTAATTCTCTGCCAGCCAAATCTGCGTCTGTCATTATTGTTATTCTATTAAAGTGTCTATTCAATAAAGATTGTTGCTCTTTAGATAAGAACCCGCCGAGGGTGGCAACAACATTAGGAAATCCAGATTGATGTACACGTATGGCATCAAAGCTTGACTCAACAACAATTACATGGTCACCAATTTTTTTAGCACGATGAATGTTGAACAACGTTTTGCTCTTAGGCAAATTAGTACTATTCTTAAAAGACTTGCCCTCAATAGATCTACCAACAATTCCAATTGGCATACCGTCTGGGCTATGAACTGGAACAGTTACCATTCCCATATTCTTAGAATAACCTAGATCAAAATCTTTAATTGACTGCTGATTGATTCCTCTAGATTTAAAATACTCTACTGCAGCTTCAGTAGATACCAACTCAGAATGAAGCTTTAAAAGAGTCTCACTTGAAAACTCTTGAAAGACAGGTTTGTCTTCCATTGTTTCTGCTAGAAGTTCATCAAAATTTTCAAGGGCTTCTGTTTCTTTTGTTGATATAAAACGCATCGCTTCAAAGTCATTCTTGTGCATGACACGCTTAACCAATTCAAGTAATGTGCCAGACTCTCCACATGACGGATTGAAACAAATAAATGCACCCTTCTCACGACTTACGCTAAAGCTTGAGGTGTGTCTATTAGAATGAAATGGGCAGTAGCATAGAAAGTCATTAGAAGTTTCACCAACAATCTCAAGACCTACGGACTTTAAGACGGACTTGATATGCGCTGGGGCATACTGCGTGGTATCAACTTGCTTTGTATTATACCCTCTGATTGCCATGCCTTCTTCTTTCCAACATATACACCGTGAAGGGTCATTAAGAACTTCCACGTCTCGCCCGTAAATTCTACCGAAAACGCTGGGTCTATGTCAAGTACCCTAACGTATCCTTTAGACCTCATGTCGTGAGTTAATAAAGTTTCATATTGTGGTCGCAAGCTTATCAGCTGACTGTTATCATGAAACTCTACATTAATTTGAAATCTTTTAATTCTTTTGTGCGTCATTCTGGAAAGGATTTTCATAAATCTCTTTTACGATACCACGATTGATATCCCAGTCAAGGAAGAAGTTAAACTCCGTTCCATGACGATTCTTTCTAGAAACAACTTCAATCATATTACTGTTTGGATATCTGTGAATAGCCATAGCCATGTCAGCATCGTATTCAATTGCCTTAGACCAAGCAACTTGACTCATCATAGGCGGGTTGTCTTGATCTGAAACATCATCTGCAGTTGCAGCAGTAATATCAATAATTGGAATATTATTTGAAACTGCAAGCAACTTAAACTCACGAGAGATATTTCTATTTCTTTCTACTTCAGAATTACTTCTTTTATTATCATTAAACAGCTGATGATAGTCAAGGATTACCATGTCTGGCTTGTGCTGATCAATCTTTCCCTGAATAGTTGCTGGAGTAACTTCTGTATTTCCTTCATTAGAAATAAGGATAAAGCTATTCTTGTTCTCAAACTTCTTTGAAGACCATGATCTAAAATCATCTACATTGACTGCGCCCTTTGAGAAATCGCTTGCCTTAAACATACCAGAGCCCATCATTGTATAAATACGATCACGCATATTTTCAGGAGACATTTCCAGCGAAACAATCATTGGCTTGAAGCCTTGCTCCCATGCCTTACATGCAAGATATGATGTGAACCAAGTCTTACCACGTCCTGGCCAACCAATAGCAACAATTAAATGTCCTGGAGCCATTCCAGTAGGATATGCTTTATCAATTGCATCAAACCCAGTTGTAATTCCTGGTGCTCCACCCATTACTGCAGAACGTGCTTGGACTGCCTCAAAGTGCCTGACTGCTGCTTCTGCATCAATGACATCTAAGTCACGAACATTATTTGTATATCGACTTAGATTTGCTAGTTGAGACTGCATCTCTGCAAGCACTCTTGCTGCAGCATCTTCTTTAAGCATAGATCCACCCTTAAGAATAATATTCTTTAGGCGGTTGGTAAGATATTCATTCTTAAGTTTATCTAGGTAATATCCAGTCTCAGCTTTTGGAGCTGCATCTGGCTCAAAATCTTTAAACTTCTCTTGTAAGATTCCAACCTCTGGAACTGCTTTAAACTTATAATAATATGACTTTAACCCCTCCCAAATATCCCTGTGGGAAGTAAATAGCTCATCTACGTTATCGGCAAGAAGGGTACTAATATCCTTATTCTTACATACAGCAGAGATTAATGTTGCCTCTGTATTCATGCTATTCCGCCTTCTTCAACCATCTTCTTCGTTTCTTCTAGTAACAAACGACGCTTTTCTTTATCTCGCTCTATCTCAATCTTTAGTGCATCCATCTTATCAAAGTTATAGAAGAAGAACTGTAACGGATGTCCATTTTTATTAAGGCTAAAGTAGTATACCAAAAGATCTTTAGCTCGGTCAAAACCTACGCTGTCAATCACGTCTTGCATTGCCCATTTTTCACGGAACTTATTCATGGTTGGAACCCTGCCATACTTTTCTTTATACAAAGATTGATAAAGGCTTATAAGTACATAAGGCTGCTTGTCACTTGCCACGCTTTAGCTCTTCTTCTACTTCACGTGTCTTTTCAATTAATTTGTTTTCTACAAAAGCATAGACTCTCTCTGTTGCAGTATCTACGTTTTCGCCTTGACGGACATCGTCTTCAACGCCGATGCCAATCTTAATGCTTTCATAGTTTCCTAAGTTACGTGTAAATGATAGGTCAACTTTAACTCTAGTTTCTGACATTACTTATGCTCCGCCTTCTTGTGCCTTGACAATGTATCGTTAGCGAAAATACCCCAACGTACAACAACATCCTTTTTGCATATATCACAAACTACTACTCTTCCCTTTTCCACTACTCCGCCTTCCATACAGGTACAAACTTTCCTTCTTCTGTCTTAGTATACAATATTAAGTTGTGTTTGAGAAGGGCCTGAAGCTCGCTTCTTGATGGAATTTCGCTTGAGTGCCCAGCATCCAATATATATTGATGTAGATCTAATATATCAGATTCTTTAAACATATACTTATGCCAATTTTCATGATCAGGATTACTAATAGGATAGACTCTTTGAGGAGTTTTAATTTTACCCTGAATGATATATTCTTGTATAGTTACTCTATGCTTATTTAACATAGATGCAACTTCTACCAAAGTAAATGCGTTTTCCATATACTTACTTACCTGGGAATAGGAATATAAAACTCTTTTCCTATCTGGATAACACCAAGCAACCAGCTCGTCCTTAGACCTAGAAGATCTAATTACTTTATGTATCTTATCGTTTAAGAAGAAATACCGTAGTTTTTTGAGTTTATCGTTTCTTTGTTTTCTAGCCATTTACCGAAAGCACTCGTTTCTTTGTTGATCATACTTCTTTTTCCGCATAAAATACAAAACACTTCTACATGAAGTTTTTGTGAAAATACTCTATCTACAAAAACTCTTCCACCGCACTTTGCACACCACATTATAAAGTAAATACCTTTCCGTCTACTACGCAGGAGTAGTCTGGAGATACATGTATCATTTGAATATGTGGATAATCATTTACAATATGTGCAATTGCAAATCCCTTTTGCCAGTCGTGATGTTGGCTATACTTCATGCCATCACTTTTTTCATCACACATGTGTCCAATTTCATAACCACGCAAAGTCTCTCCGTCTCCGTTGTTTCTTAGTTCATATGTTACCATATGTGAAGCAATTCTATGTGAGTGTCCACGAATTAAAGATACTTGAAGATCTTCCATATCTTTTCTTACGGCACCCGTTGCAGAAACTGACAGCCCATGGTGTACGTGAATGTCTCCGAAGCGACGCTTAGGAAGCTCATTATAATAAATGTACTCGTATCCCAATGAGTCAAGGCTCCAAAGTGATTCTGGTGTAACCTCTTTAATATATTCTGGAAGCTTTGCATCTACGTAATTAAATACTCTGATGTCATGGTTTCCTAAAGCTGAAAACAACTGGGCATCTGGTAGCATCTCTCTGGTCTTTGTATAAAAATCTCTTGCGCCTTTTGCTTCGTGTCGCATCATTGGAACAATGAGGTCGCCACTTTCTGTCTTATGATAATTTAGAAACTCCGCAGAACGACCTTCAGTATATTTACTATAGCATGCCTGATCGTCCGTGTCTCCTAAATAGTCAACAACATCTGGCTTAAACCATTTCATAACCTTAAACCATAAAGCAATCATCTTATCATCTTGGTACGGAAACTGCTGATCGGATGATAGCATCCACTTTAAATCGTTACTCATTATTTACCTTAATACGAAAAAAGTCACGAAGGCGTGACTTTGATGTTACAACTTAATTGTAACATATTTTATTGGGTTGTCAATAGACTATACTACTTCTCTCATGCAAACTGCAATCACATCTATATTAATATTAGGGCTTGTTCCATCACCATCATATGCACAATAAATCTTAGGAGTTGTTGTTGTTGCTCCAGAAATAGATGCACTAATTGCATCCTTTGCACTTATTGCAGCTCTTACTCCAAGTGAAACATAAACCTTACCAGCCTTTAACTCATCATCATTAAAAAGTTGACCAAAGTTAATTGTATCTGAAACGATTGTTCCGCTCTTTACTCCAGAAAACTTAACACGCCCAGTAAAAATTACTGGAGTGCTTAGCTTCGTGCCATCTGAATTTGTTTGGTTCGCCAGGGAGGCTGACTGGTATACGTTGTTTACATTCTTTACCAGATTATTTAATTTTGTGGGATCCAAAGGTTCGCCATCATTAAATACTACTGGAATAAACTCGTTTGTTGTCATTGTAGGCTTTCTCCTAGGTCGTGCATATTTGTTTCAGACTCACTGACTTCTAAAGTAATAGATCTATCTAGACCATACTTATTAAATACTTCTGGATCAACGATATGCCTACGCTTATTTTGTGAGATTAAATACATCTTACCATCTGCTATGTTTTTAATCAAGGTTCCGTCTCTGAAACCCAGCTTACCAGCTATCTTCATACCTGATAAAGCATCTTCTGTTGCATAAACTGTTGTAAAGCCCCAAGACCTTGAGGCTTTATCTGAAATCAGTTTAAATCTTTTTCCATCTTTAATCCAATAAACAGACTTGTCTGTTTTTACCGCAATGCCAGAAGGAAAATTAGTTGGTGATGTTATTAAGATGTTCTGAGTACTCTTGAACAGCTTCAACTTTGGCTTCTTTCTCTTCCATAAGCTTTGTAATTTCTGCCCGCAAAATTGCAACTTGAGTCTCATAGTTTGAAACAATCTCTCCAATACGCTGTTGTAGGGCTGTAATAATTAGCTCTGCTTTTTCTGCCATGTTATATCCTTTTCTATTAAACCTCTAAAGCAGTCTTTTCTGCATTTAGGGCATCGATCTTTCTCTGAACCTCAGCAAGTGCTGCTGTCTTACCAGCAATAAGCGCTGCATCTGGTGTATCATCAGCCTCTGCTTCTAGAATATCTAGTTCTATATTATATAGAGAATACTCTAGAGTTCTTACGTGCTGATTAATAATAATAATTTTTTCGTCATCTGTCAATATCTGTGTTGGCATGTCATCCTCCTTTCACTATTATAGCATTTTTATATTCTATTATCTAGTCTTATTCCGTACTTAATTTCTGATTCTATTATATCATCTAGGCTAAGTGAATCTACTATAAGGCCCTCCCCTTTTGGCAGAACAGGCTCCTGTGGCTTTTGTGTGTGGTCCAAGGCGTACCTTAAAGAAACCCCTTTAGACTCATATATGGCCAAAAGATCCTCAACTGAGGCGGAGTTATTGGTATAAACATCCATAGTTTTCCTACAGTTGTTTTTAAGTAAATCTCTTAGACACTTAACATTAAATCTAGCAATATCCTTTACATGAGTATAGTTTCTTATAGAGTCTGCAGCATTAACAATAAACTCTTCATTATTTAAATACTTAGCTCTTATGATGTCAAAAATATTGGACACCTGCCTACTATTTGGCTTTTCCATCAGGCCACCAATATTAAAATATCTTAGATTTATATATCTCAATCTGCTCTGATCTAAAAACTTTTCTACCAGAATCTTACTCTGTGAATAAGGGTTTGTGTCATTGTAAACAGAAGCACTTGAAGCATTTAAAATTGGTATGTCTAGATCTTCACACACTGCAATTAAATTTAATGAGGAAGATACATTGTTGTGCAGGTATTTTATTGGGTTGTTTTTTGAATCTGGAATACTTTTAAAGGCAGCCAGATGTAAAACTATTTCTATATTGTTTTTATAAAAAAAAGATTTAAGCTGATTAAAGTCTAACAGATTAAACTCACCATCAATATCTATTTCAAAAACATTAAATTCTGAATGACTTAGATACTCTACTGTAGCAGACCCGATATATCCAGATGATCCAGTGACCAAAAGGTTAATCATCTACTGTAACTTCTCCTGTTTCAAAATTTAACCCAGTAAAATCTGAATACTCCTGTATTGTTCTTTCGCTTCCCAAAAGCAGGTCTCCGACCAAACCCTGAGAAAGAGTATTATAAATTATATTTTTAGATTTTTCATCCATTATATTAAATTGATCTGGATAGTCTTTCCATATTAATCTTCTATGATTTGATGGGTCAAGGTCGTCGGAATAATATAGGTGGTAAAGTGTTTCTTCTGATGGAACCATTAAATCAAATCCATTTGTAAATGCTCTGGCAGCAATAAATATTTCTTCTCCATAAAAAGCAATATCTGGGTTTGGCTCTATAAATCCTCCAACTGTAAATATATTTCCACCAGAAACAGATTTAGTAAATATATTATTTTCTCTGTTTGCAATCGCAGTTTGTGACGGTATCCTTGAAGCCTTAAACTGCTGAACATTCTCATGAAAAGATATTTCTGTAACTCCACCGCCAGGATAAAGCTTAAGTTCTTTATTAGAATAACTATACACCATTGGATAGGCTGTGATAACTGGCTTTTCTATTCCAAATGCCTGGTAGTTTCTTACATCTCTAATTAATTTTTTATCCCAGTCTTTTACGAATCTTGAGTGGGCATCTACTTGATAGTAATAGTCTTCTCCGTCATAAAAATTATGAGCCAGCAACCTGCTAATTCCTAAGCCAATATTTTCTGGGGACTTAGATTTAAAATACTTAACATTACTTAAATTTGGCAGGTTTATCTCATCTTTATTTATATAACAATGATGTATCCCAAAATTTATTTGATTTTCACCTGAGCTTTTATTTATAGCATCTTGAATAGTTCTTGGTAGCTCAAAATCGTGATAGGATGCTATCTGTATAAATATACTAGTCATTTAGGCCCAGATCGCTGCCGAGCATGTCGTACATAAAGTTTTATATGCTTTTGCAATAGCTAGCTTATGGTCAAGGCTCATCCATATATCCTTTATAGGCTTTTCATTTATGTTACCGAATATGGTTTCAAAGTCATAGTCATTACAGCATATAAAAAGATCACCGTTAGCATTAACATGAATCCAACCGTTTGGTCTTCCGCCAGTCTCTCTACCATTTCCACACTTTACTACTCTTTTATTATCATCAATTTTAGAATATTTTTCTATAGCGTGAATATTTGTTATTACATTATGCTTGTCTAGATGCCCAGCTCTATCAATTAAGCTAGCCATTTCGTAAACCTGTAATCCAGGAAAAAGTTCTTTAAAGCCCTTAACCTGTTTAGCTAGATCCCCTTCAACTACATCTAAATCAATTTCTGGAGCATTTTCCATCATTTTAATCCAGCCACCGTTTTCAATTAAAGAAGCCTGATTAACTCCGTTTACCTGAATAGACATTGTTTTATTTTTATGCATTTCTGGCAATTGTTCTATAGCATATGCAATATTAGCTTTTACTTTTTCAAAAATCTTTGGGTTCATGTTTGTATATTTACCCCATAGTTCTGCATCAGACGAAGGAATATTAAAACAAATTCCATATACAACATCTTGATATTCTTTAATTATATCTGTTCGCTCTTTTGTTAGAGGAACACCATTTGTCAAAACCATAGTTTGAAAATTATATTTTCTAAATATGTCAAGCATCTCTTTAAAATGTTTATAGAGAAGGACTTCATTATAATGCGCTGTATAAATAAAACTAAAATTGTCTGAGACAAACGTGCCTTTACCTTCGTGTAGCTGCTTAACTATACTTTCAAGTTGTTCGACAGGCATATTTTTTTTTGCAAATTCTGGGTTTGGGCTATATGCCACTGGGCAAAACCAGCATCCAGAATTACATAATCCATTTGGATCAATTTGAGCCATAGCTATTTTATAAAAGTATGACATTACCACTTACCAATCGGACAACTAGCTCCTAGAAGTTTAGTTTTTGCATCCATAAAACAACCACACTTTCTACATTGCTTAGATAATTTTATCAAGGACGGGCACTCAAGACATATTGAATATCTTAACTCTGCCAATTCATTTTCAGCTCTTGGTTTGCTCGGATCTAATAGGTCCCACGGCCTAACCTTTTTATTTTTTTCTTGCTCTCTTTGAAGAATAATTGTCTTGTCTGGATTATTTTCTTTCCAGGTATCGAAAGGTGTTTTGCCCATTTATTCTCCTGTGTAGTAATCTAAATAGCGTGGCTCACGGTCAACATTATATATTCCATCAATCATTTCAGTGTCCCATCCTTCATAAGGTAACCTAAATTCACCGTTTTCATCGTATAGCCATCCAGAAGAAACAGACTGATTCTTCTGTAATTGATCAAAATTTGGTGGCCTATATATCTCTAATATGTCTGGGCTACTTGCAATAAGGCTGCCGAGAAAAGACGATGTCTGAATATTTGCCAATAGGTTACCATTTTTAACTAAACTAATATTACTATAGTCGTCATTATTACCTATAACCTCATCAGCATCCATTAATAGATCATAGAAATCAACATAAGTTGGAAGATCTAATATAACCTTACCATTTATTCCAAAGGCTATAGCTATAGCTGGCCTGTCTGGATCCTTATTAGGAAAATAATAAAAGTCTTCATCCGTTATCATATTTAAATGATACCATTTCTACTAGTGGGTGTCAATACTAACAATTTGTTGATGTGCTTCCGCTTCCACCGCAATTTGGGTTTCCTGGGAAACGACAACAGTTGGCTAGTATGTTGGCAGAAGTACATAATCTAGTTGCACTTAATGTTGGGCATGGAGCAGCTGTTGTTGTAGTTGCTGCAGTTGTGGTTGTTGTGGTTGCAGCAGTTGTAGTTGTTGTAGTTGCTGCAGTTGTAGTTGTTGTAGTTCCAGCAGTTGTAGCAGCAGTTGTAGCGGCAGTTGTTGCGGCAGTTGTAGCGGCAGTTGTAGCAGCAGTTGTAGCGGCAGTTGTTGCGGCAGTTGTGCAAGAAACACAAGAAGCATTTGCGGCGGCTGATGCTGCTTCTGAAGATGTGAGCCTCCAAACAACTCTAACTCTTGCATTTGTAGGACCACTTACACTGTCTGCTGGAACTGTTGCTGCTGTATATGTTGCAGTTGTTCCAGTATAGTATGGTAGTACAGAATAGCATCCACTACTAACATTACATGTTGAAGATCCCTGATAATAAGTAGCGCTTGGAGCGGCAGTTGTTGTAGTCGTAGTAGTGGTAGTTGTAGTACATACTACGCAAGAAGCTTGGGCTGCGGCTGCCACGGCGTCTGCTTGTGACAACCTCCATACTACCTTCACTCTATTATTTGTAGCTCCAGTTGTACTATCAGCTGGAACAGTTAGTGCTGTATATGTTGCAGTTGTTCCAGTATAGTATGGTGCGGTCAGATAGCATCCAGTGTTTTGTGGATCACAAGTTGAACTACCCTGATAATAAGTAGCGCTTGGAGCGGCAGTTGTTGTAGTCGTAGTAGTAGTAGTACAAACTACGCAGGAAGCTTGCGCTGCTGCAGTAATTGCATCTGCGCTACTTAGCCTCCAGACTGTTTTAACTCTTCCATTTGTTGGACCAGTTATACTATCTGCAGGAACTGTTAAAGATGTATATGTTGCCGTTGTTCCAGTGTAATAAGGTGCAACTTGATAGCATCCATCATTTGCATTACAGGTGGAACTACCTTGATAGTAAGTAGCGCTTGGCGGTGATGTTGTGGTTGTCGTTGTTGTGGTAGTACATGTAACACAAGAAGATTGGGCAGCTGCTGTAATTGCTTCAGCTGTTGTTTTTCTCCATACAATTTTTTCTCTAGCACCTACTGGACCAGTTGTGCTATCTGCGGGCACATTTGCCTCTGTATATTCTGCACTGTCGCCAGTATAATAAGGTGATAGGTTTGTTGCATAACATCCAGTATTATTAACATCACAAACAGATCTTCCCTTATAGTATGTAAATGTGGGAGCACTTATTGTTAAGCTTTGGCTATCTGCTGAAGTTGAGCCGAATGTGTTTGTTGCTGTTACTCTACACAATATGCCAACACCATCATAAGCAGATGTTGATAATGTTACAGATGAGCTTGTACTTCCGCCAGTTGTATTACTTGCACCCAAATTAATGTATCCAATAGATCCACCCTCATTTACACGCCACTGATATTCATAAACTCCATCAGAGTCATCTGGATTCCATGTTCCATTACTTGACACGCTAAATGTTCTTGTTGAACCACTAATTGTGGGCGCCACTGTATTAATTGGTGCCTGTCCAACAGTTTTTGTATCTGTTGCAGTTGAGGCAAACGATCCTCCATTTATGGAGCTATTTGTTACAGTTAAAGTAAATGTGTATGTTCCAGACGATATGGTCTTTGTACTTCCGCTGGCAGCTGGTACAAACGGGAATCCAGTTGCTGTTGGGCTGACAGAAATAGATGCTGTTACTGTAGGGTCATCATTTGTATAAGCATAAGAATAGGTTATTTGATTATTTCCAGGAGTAATTGTAAATGAAGATATGACGGGAGCTTTATACTGAACAAGCTTTGCTGCTCCGCCTGCAATTGATCCAAGTGAAGATGCCACTTCTGTTCCTGCATCTCTAAATAGAGAGTATCCTAAATTACTTTCTCCAAAGGAGTTAGATGCCCATATAACTGGAACAATATTAAATAGTTTATAATTTACTGCATTAAAAGATGAAGATGTTGCTCCGCTAATTGGGAAATAAGTACCATCTTCATATGTGTACCATTGATATCTATATGATGTAGGAGAGTTAGTCCAAGTTCCATTCGAAGTTACAGAATAAACATAACTAGTGGAGCTATCTCTAGCGAACGAAGCAGATCCTGGTGTTCCAGATGGCCTTGCGCTAACCTCAAATTCTGGACTGAAAACAATTTTTTGAGTAGGAGTTGCAGTTGTATACCAACTATCATATGCCACTACAGTTACTCTTGCATCATATTTGTTACCAGGAGTTAACCCAGCAGTTGCAAAAACAAGGTCATAAAATCTAGTTCCAGCGGCAACTGTATATGGCCCAGCAACAATTTGACCATTAGTTGCAGATCCAACTGTCTTATCTCGTATCTCAACCTTTTGCGACCAAATAAACGAATCATCAGATATATTTATCTGACCCTCAGTTGTATTGCCTTGAATATAACCAGTCCAATTAATTCTATTTCCAGTTGATAGTGGATTGCTTATCGTTGGGGTATTTAATACAAGTCTCAACTTTGACAGTATGGCTGCTGTTTCAAGTGGCGTAGTCCCGTCGGCATTTGTAGCTTGAACTAATCCTTTAAAATAATAAGAAGGATACACTGCATCGGCTGCAGATAGTCTGTAAGAAATGAATGAGTTGCTATTACTATTAGCTGCTGTTGGTGAAGATGTTGTATTTAATATTTTGTCTCCGCCATCAACCGTTACGTATCCGCTGTTACCAGTTTGACTATATTGAATTCTTAATCTATATGATGTTGGCTTTTGAGTCCAGTCACCTCTTGTTAACTTTACTATGTCTCCACTAAAATATTCTGTCTGTGACTCAAAGGCATCGTCTACATAAAGTTTTGAAAATGGAATTTTGGGCTGTGGGGTATCTGTGCCTTCATATACTAAGGCCCATTTAGCAGCTAGATTTGCATTGTATCTATATATTTTTTTTATTTTTTGCCATGTGGATCCAGTCCATCTGTAGAAATTACTTATTTCTTTCCATTCAGGAGTTCCGCTATTATCATAGCCGTCGCTATCAAACCTAAAGAATGGCATTATGTCACACTATCGTCATGTATAAGTCACCACTAGAAAAGTTTCCAGGGTTTGAAGATGTGTATATTGGCTGACCATTAACATATCCTTGTGAGCCACCGAATGTAACGTTGAAGGCATATCTAGATGTTATTGAGCTTGTTGGGGTATTATTACCGCCATACCAAATTGCACGTCCAGTAACTATTTTACCAGCTGGAGTTCCATCTGGCAAGGAGTTTAATATTCTTACTACTGTTGGATCTCCAGCAGTTCCATCATCTCCTCCAGATGCTCCAGATAAAATTAAATTTGCTCCAGCAATTGTTACAGAAGAAGCGTTTCCAGTTAATTTACCGCCTCCCAAACTAAACGACTGGTCTGATTTAATATAATCAGTAGCTGATTCTGATGAGCCAATATAAAAAGCAGAACCTAAAACTTTTGTTCCACTAATTTTACCTCCAGAAATTGAACCATTTTCACCATCTAATATGACTTTACCAGTGGTTGTTTCAGCTCCAGTAGACTCTATTGTTGCTGCATTTATTAACCAACCCTTGGATAAAGTGTCTCCGCTATATGTTCCAAATCCTCCGCCAGATGCCCTTAAAGTTCCACGAATTGTTGCACCTGTTGCTGTCAATACACCTGCTGATGTGACTCTAAATGGAGCGCTAGCAGCTGTTGCATTTCCCGCCCAGAATGCATCTGTTCCTCCTGCAGAAACAGCAACATATGAAGCCCCAGTTCCAGCAGAAAGTTCTGTTGTGCCAATTGTCCATCCACCAATGTTTCCGCCTCCAACAGCAGTCATCTCACCAGTTAATGCATTTACTTCAAATTTGTTTGTTCTTGTAGACCCAGATATAGATCCAGCCTGAATACCATAATAAGCGTTTCCAGATTTAGTAAGCCCATATCCAACTTCTAAAAATCCATTTCCAGCCAATACCTGTAGGTATCCATTTGGCTCTCCAACAGATCCTATAGTTACCTTACCGCTAATTTTTCCAGTACTTGCATTAATCTCACCAGTAATTTTTGCGCCAGATGCTTCCATGTATCCATCGTTTTGCACAAAGAATGGGCCAGCATCTATAATTTTACCTGTAGGATTTCCTCCATCTGCAATAATAGTCATTGCTCTAGAAGTTACTTGTCCACCAGGAGTTACTAAAAACTTAGCGCTTGAGTTACCTTTAGATCCAGTAGAACCTGCCCAAAACGAGTAAGTTCCTGTAGAAGATAATCCAGCGTAAAGATTACCAACTCCACCAGTGCCTCTTTCTATTCTGTCTGTATCGATTGTCCATCCAGCAATTTGACCATAATCAGCATAAATACCGTCACCAGTTTGTAGTCTAACTTCTTTTGTTACTGACTGTCCATCAACTGTAAATGTTTTTCTTGCTGCTAGACCGCCGTAATTCAATATAAATCCATCTGAATTTAATGCGCCAGCTCCAGACAATGTTCCTGCGTAAATAGATGCACCAGAATTTTTCATGGAAATGTTTCCACCAATTGTGGTTCCGCCAGCAACTCCTAGATCTCCGTCTATTTTAAGAAGCGCACCCGTCCATTCAACATAATTATTTGAGTCGCCACCAATTTTAAATTGAGCAGTATTAGCTGCAGTTAAATACCAATAATTACTGTTGCTTAAATACAATCCTTGTGCTGATGCGTTTTCTGTTCCAGTCTTATCTTTGATTCCAGATCCAAACTGAAATCCTGCGGCTCCAGCAGTAATAAAGTTTGACATTGCTGGAGTTCCAGAAATTGTTTGATTGCTATAAGAACTATATGCAGATGAAGTGTTATTATATTCATCGTATGATGCGATGGCTACTTCATAAGTTGCACCAACAGCTAGTCCAGCAAGCCTGTATGAAGTTCCAGTTCCAGGAGAATCTACATAAGAATAGTTTTCGAATGGCGCTGAAGACTTATAAGGACGGAATCTAATTCTATATCCACGCAAAGTTGTATCTGAAACAGCATTCCATGCAAGGTTTATAAAGCCGTTAAATCCCATGGTTCCAGTAGTATCAATTCCAGTACTTGCGGTTAGGCCAGAAGATGGTGCGTCTGGTGCGTTAACATCTGCGGTAAGAGCGTCAATTGGATCTACAAATTGTTCTGCGGAGAAGAATTCAGATTGGTCTCCTCCAAATGATCCGAAGTATCTTATCTTAATATACTTTCTACCAAAAGGGTCTGTTCTTCCTACAGTTTTTACAATTGCTGGACTAGGTCCACTATAAACTAAATTTGTAGAATCATTAGGAGTAAATCCAGAAGATGTACCTTCGTATACTCTTGTGTACTCTACCCAACTTGGAGCTGACCATGTTGCTGCATATCCATTTGTGATTCCAGTTAATGTAAATGTAGGAGTTATTCCAGCCCCTGGATTAGAACGAACTGGGACGGTAAATGATACACCTGTTGCTGAGTTTCCTGCACCGTCAATTGATTCAAGTAATCCGCTATATGAAGAAAATCTTTGACCTATTTGCTGATAGATTCTTGCATCTGTAATAGTTAAATTAAATGTACCAGTCGGAGCCGACGCAAAGTCGTAGAATGTTCCAGAGTATAATCCGTTAGTTAATGTAGTTTTAAATCTAACTGGGGGATCAGATGCTGGCATTGTGTAATTAATAATAATATCACTGCCTGACCAAACAACACTATTTACTGTTGCTGCATTTGGAGGCGTTACATCTTCAAATAAAGGATCATACCTAGAGGCTTGTTTTGAATTTGAGTATGCAGTATATGTATTACCTTTAGTTCTGTGACGTATCTTAATCCATACATCGCTAATATGTTTTACTTTTACTGGAGCATTTGTTGCACCGCCTGCACCAACATATGTTCCATTTTGTGTATCAGATTTCCAAACCTCTGTCTCTAAATAAAAAGCATTTTCAATTTTATCCCATGCAACGATGGACCCATCATCAACTGAAGTTATAGACCAACTTGCATCAGATATTGACGCTCCAGTTAAACCATCTAAAAATGTCGGGGTAGTAAATGCTACTCCAGTAGTAGTATTATCAATATATGTAGTCTTTAAGAATCCAGTAAATGATGTTCTAAAAACATTATTAAAGTTTGCTATATTGTCTGCTTCGCTCAAGGTCCATGATTGTGAGGTTTGATTCTTATCTATGCCCTTAGTCCAAGACATGGTGGTTCCACCATTAGTTAAATATATTTGATAAGAGTTTGCTAATTGAGAAGTTTTATCCCAAGTTATCTTTAATGTTGTTCCATCCCATACCGCAACAACATTTTCCACTTCTGGTCTGCTTATTTGTGGAACTGATAATATCTTTGCAACAGACCAGTCACCATACTTATTATCTGAATATTGCCATCTAAACTGTACTGGTATGTCTTTTCCTGGATCTAAATCTGGAATTATTACTTTAAAATAGTTATCATCTATTTTAAAGCTTTTATCTTCATAGTCGTCGTATGCCATATTAGAATGTTAAATCCAATCTATATTCTACGTCAACCTGTCTTCCAGCCAATTTATTTAATGTTGTAGATAAAACAGATCTACTTATTAATCCAAACGTTGCGTCAAACGTGTCCTCGTCATTTACTCTAAGAGCATCCATTCCAACTGAGGTGTTGTTTCCAGATGTTGGAGTAATAACAATTCCAATTTTAGTTATGCTTGTTGGATCGGGAGATGGGTTTGTTGCTCCAGATAATAGTGTTCCTATTAATATGTCTGATGTAATTTTATTACCTGTTCCGCTGGCTGGAGAAACAGTTACTTGATAATATGCTGTATCAGAACTATAAAATTTAATAATTATATTTGAAAGATTTGAGTCATACTTATAGTAAGCTAATCTAATTGTATCGTTTACGCTATACCCAGATATGTCTAAGCTATCTATGTTGGTTTTATATTCTCTGGCTGCCGCACCTGTAGATGACATTACCAGAAGGCTTGAACCAACTGTAGCATTTGATGTGACGAGAGACGGCGTATTTGTCCAGTCTAAGTTATCCTCAAAATCTAAAAGAAACTTGCTGTCAAATGTGCCTAGTGTCTGTCTAAACTCTGGATAAATTCCAACCTCTTTAATAACTCCAGATACATCCTGTGGAATTGTTGATTTATAAACTACAGAATATGAGGTGTTTCCTGAGACCGTTTGAATATCTGTTGATCCAAATAGCACTGGGGTCCTATAAAATTCAAATCCTAATCTTGTATCAAGGTCGGTTGCTGTTGTTGAATCAATTCCAAATGCCATTGATTTTGAAGCAAAGGTCTCATTACCAGCAATATAGTTTGCAAGGAATCTTTTGCCAAACTTAGTTATAACATTTGCAGAGCGATAAATCTCTTTACCGTCTTCGTAGAATATATATGTTCCTTTTAGCATTACGTCCCCTTTGGCTTATTTCTAGCATCAACTGCTATAACATCTGCTTTTCTTTTACTTGAATTTCTAATAGTAACTATAGCATTAAATCTAATAGAATTAAATGAGTCAAAATATTGCTCATACTCTACCTTCTCAATATCGGTCAATTGAGGCACATCTTCTGTGCCAGGGTCATCTGGAGTATCCCCATCGCCTCCGCCGTCCCCAAAACCGCTTCCCAGGCCGAATGGAGACAATCCCTGAGACGTTGATCCGCCTTTAACATTAACTGCCTTAAATGGTCCAACAAAAACAAAATCCTCTGGGGCAGCAATAATTGCTGGGCCATCTACAATGGACTTCTTATCTATTCTACCTGAGTCTGCAACCATTTTATTATTATATCATTTAGTCGACTAAAGGGTTCGACAAACAATCTCCGTATCTAATCCTTGATTAAAGCTATGTCTTACATTTGTAACAATAAATTTTTGGGTTCCGTCTAATCCCTGATAAGAATACTTTATAGAAACGATATCTCCAACTGAAATAAATGGATTTCCAAATATAGACATATTAATTAGCTTTCCTTTATTTACTATATTACTCTTAATCCATTTGCCCAAAGACTCAACGTCTGATAAATTTTGTAACCAAGAAGATTCAAAGACGACTGGCTCTTGATTTATATAGTCAGACAAGACGTCGGTTTGATATTCTAATGTACCAGATGGGGCAATTGTGTCTCCGTAAAGATAGAATGTAGCAGACTCCTGATCATTTAATGGTGTAAGGGCTGCGCTGTTATTTAAAACATAAGCCTCTCCTCCAAAATTGCTTAGCCTTGATCCAAGCACCTTGGCTGATTTATTTAATCCAGTTGAAAATTTAATTGGGTAAGCTGGTGCGCTATTGTACCTTAAAGAAACCTTTTTTATTTCTCTTACTGATGTGCCAAACTCATCTAATGCTGCTGGCTTTGCCTGATTGTCTTCTTCTACTGAAGAGTTATAAATAATATCTCCGAACCCCATATTTAAATAATCATTAGAGAATGTGCCCTGATACATATTTTTTACAAAGCTTGATGAATTATACATCTTATCTGTTATGTCTGTACCGTAAACATAGTCAAAAATCGCTTCTCCTTTTTTACAGATGGCGGCAATTGATTTGCTTGGAGCTATCATTTTATTTAGTATGCTCTGCCCATCTTCTCCTTCAACAATTCTAGTGCTGTCTGTAGCAGTAATTCTAAATCCATTTATGTAAGCATCAATTTTAACTGAAGAAAGATTCACGTAAACCTTAATGTCAATATTATATGCTCTTCCACCATATACCCCATTTAGCGTACTAACGGTATTTCTTTGAGTATCGTTTAAAACAGATATATCCCCGCCACGAACTTTACATATTCTAACCTCTTTTTTATTTGCAGCTGCTGCTGTTTCTGTAGTCTCAATCATAACGTAGTACCCATCGTTACCATTATTATCAATAAAGAATCCAAAGCCAGCAGACTGACTTGACTTATCAATAATAGAGTCTACAAACAGCTTGGTGCCGAACGCATAGTAAGAGGTTGAGTATCTGTTGATAGTCTGTGTATTTTTAACCCCTAGTTTTACTGTTGTGGTTGTTATCGTTGGAAGTGTAATAGCATTAAATGATCTATATGCGACTGAGTGTTCTTTCGGGTTAGTTGAACTATTTGTCATTCTTAAAAACGATTTAGCTGCTGCCGCTTTTGTTGGGTCTAATGCTACACCAGTAGATCCAGCAACACCGTACTCAATAGATGTGCCAAACCTTCTGATAACAGTATTTCCAAAAGTTGATCCGTTATAAGCAGTTACGGAAATTTGATACTCTGTACCAGCAGAAAGGCCAGCTAATGTAAATGGGTTGGATGTAAACTCTTGATTATTAACAGTTCCAACTGGTACCCCGCTTGAATTTATTTTGTACCATTGAACAAAATATTTTGTTGGCGTAACTGTCATATTCAAGGTAGATATGGAAACAGAAACTTCTGTTGTTGATACGTTAATAATTTCTGGAGTATCAATAATTAAAAGAGTAGGTGAACCATCTGTATTACGACTATAGTAAGCTGCCATTATTCCCAAAACGCCTTTCTTTGATTCCAGTTTGCTAAAGATGTTAAAGCTGATGCTGGATGAGCAGCAGGTGTTGTGCCAAAAGCACCTCTGGTTTTTACACGATATCTTCCAGTAGGTCTAAAGTAAGCAGTTTCCTGTGGCTTTTTAATATCAGCATACCCAGGTCTTGAAAGGTATCTATACTTATTTACATCGCTAGAAGATGATATCCAGACCAACTGAGAAGTATTTGATCCTATTGGTGTATATTGATATTGAATTGCATCGTATTCAATTATTTCTGAATCAATCATAACGTATCCAGAATAATTATAAAGTGTTACTGATGGGCTATACCTGTCTAATGTTTCAATATCTATTGCTAGAACCGTATTCTCTGGTGAGGTATTGGCAAGTATGTCTGATCTGAGTCCGCCTGCGCTTAGATAAGATACTTCATCGGTCCAAAGATCTCCAGAGTTTCCAGCATAATTAGATGTCATCTGGCTTTGCCATAAAATCTTAACTTGATTTGCAGAAGGAAGTTCTTGTTTAGAAAAAGAAACAATATTAGGTAAAGTGGTTCCGTCTTCATCATATGTGAAAGACCAGTCTACATTAGACTTAGTATAAATATATTCTCTGCTTGCAAATTGAAGCACGTTGTTCTCGTCAAAGAGTGCGTTCATCTGAATATCCCTACATAGCTCTTGAAGAGCTTGCCAGACAGTCTTTGATCCATTTGTCCACCAGAAATTAATTAATGGTACAGATTTATCTGCAGTAGTTGTTCTTATTTCATAGTTTGTAAATCCAATTGAGTCTAGAAGCCTTCTTATAATTGCTGTAACTGGATACTGCTCACACAGCATATCTGGAGCAATTGTCTCCATTAAATACTTTGCGCCGTCTAAAGCATTTAATGATACCTCTCCAGTTTCCTGTATTGACCATGAGTCTATGTAATAGGATCCTTGAGGAATCTTATCGAACAATGAGCCAGAAGAGCCGTATGTTCCTGTAGAATGATACACTGAAAAGTATGGTTTTAATTCAGCATTCTTAACTAAATAATTTTTTGTTATATCAAAAGACTCTGCTCTATTGTAAGATATATACTCTAGGGCATCTTCGTTATACTTGATTAGCTCAAGATTAATATTATTTGCTGTAATCTTTCCTACTGGGAGAATATCTTCTGAGCTTGAAGAAGATTCCTTTTGTATTTCAAATGAAGCTATGTCTGAGCTTATATCCTTTATCCATCTAGCAGATACTTCGATTACGCCTATTACTTTACCGCCGCCTGGATTGGTCGCCTGTAGTCTTATAGACTTAATTAATTTAGGAGTGGAATATTCTAATGGCTCTGTTGTTGTCCAAGATGTTCCGTTGTAAAACAAAACTATTTGACCAGAAGCGTCGACAGAAGACTGAGTTACTGTTGCAGTTGTGTTATCAGAATACGTTATTGTAATAGTATAATTGCTTGGAAGGATATGAGTTTTTTCAAATCTTGCAACAATTTTGTTTGATGCTGCAGGCTTTGTTGCAGCAGAAAGAGTTGCAGTTCCAGATTGCTCTCTGGCCCAAGTGCCAGTTGCTGAGTTTGCAACTGTGAATGAAGTTGGTGTTGGAGTAGATGCAATTACAACAGAAGATAAATTAAATGCTGAAGTAGACAGCCCAGTAATAGAAACAGTTTGTCCTGAACTAAATCCATGATTATTTAAACATGTATATGTAACTAGGGAACCTGAACTGGAAGCCTCCTTAACTGTTGCTGTTAAAACAGAGTAGGTTACTGTTAGATCCGCATTTTGATTAATTGGAGAAACCCAATATTTATAAGAAGTAGTTACCCCAGGATAATAAAGTCTTGGGTATATAGTTGTTACGGCTGACTCATAGCCATCTGTCTGTGTTGATGAAGATCTAGGGTATGTAAATGTTCTTGGTGAATAAAAGCTATTTATTGGTGTCTCTGTAATTGGATTTGTCCAGATTAAATATTTTACTCCAGAATATAATGGTCTAAATGCTTTAACTATCGAATCAATTGGAAATAGCTTTTTATATGTGTTTACTTTCCCATTTTCTGATTTTGCATAATACTGATCCATGCTTAAAGGGTAACTCACAACTATGTTATCAAGCATTGAATTCATATTATATTCAATAGTACATCCAGTACCAATTCTGACTGAAGACTGTTGCTTGAATAAATTTTGAACTACGGTATTATTTGATGATGGAACTGAGGTAATCATTATACCTCTTCCATTGCGATAGATACATTCCAGAATTCTTGAGCTGGGTTACCTACGGCATCTTTAACATTTCGCTTTACTATTTCAAAACTGCATGATGTGAAGGACACTGTGAATATCTCTTCTCTGTCTGCAAACGGTGATGTTTGATTCTTGCCATATACTACCTTAAGCTTAAAAACTCCTTGTCCTTTACTTCCTTCAAAGTATGACTTTAGGTCTACCGCACCATATCCAGAATCTACAGTCATATTTGAAAATGACGGCAGCATGCTCCATGATGTACTAAATTCTTTTTTATCTGCAATGAAAAACTTTCTAAGAGTTCCATTGCTCATCCGTGTTGCTTTTTGAATACGATTTTGACCAATTGATACTGGCTGTCTATTGTGCTCAGAAAGCTTAACCCATGTTGGTGTACTTGTTGCAGATGTGTCAATATATAGTAATGAGCCTACTGGTAAATATACTGTATGTGCCATTAGTATCTACCTCCTATTACAATCGTTTCTCCAACTTTTGAATTACCGTTTCTATTAGCAACCTTAAGTCTATTCATAACCATATCTGCAAGTGCTCTCTCGTCCATTCCTTCTGCGGCATTGATTGTCATATTAATTACCTGCCCGCCAACTGGTCCGCCTTCGCTATATTTCATTCTACCACCAGTTGAATATGCTGGTACATTAAACTTTGTTGCTATTCCGCCTGCTGCCATTTTATTAATTTTTTCTAAATTAGAATATCCAAATGCTGAAGCTGATTTAGCATTTACAACAAACTCTCCGTTTGAAAGATATGCTGGAATAGAATCTGATGTTCCAGTTCCTGGACCAGATACTGGCCCTCCACCTGCCAATCTAACAATATAGTTAGGCGCCTTAATTTTATAAGTCTGTCCGTTATATTTAAAGAATTGTCCAACCTTTAAATTGTTATCTCTTACAATAGACTCTTTAGCTACCTGAGAAAGCCCGCCCTTATTAACATTGCCTCCATACTTAGCATAATTGGTATCAACTTCATATGCAGTTTTTGCAGTTGTAGATCCAGCCTGACCTATTCCAAGATATGCATTATATAGATCTGCAATTGTTTTACCGCCAGTAATTGCTTTGGCGCCTGCAAGTGCTGCTGATGCATCTTGCTTTAATGCCTTATCTGCTACTCCAGGTCTATAGAAAGGATCACTCATTTGAGCTCCACTATATTCACGAGTTATTCCACCTGCCAAAGATTTACCGCTTGCGTCAATCAATGTTCCAGTAAATATTTTCTTTAGCTCAGTTGCAAGATTTTTATCTTTACCAGTTGCATCAGCTGCAATTTGTTTTGCTAAATCTCCTAGTGGGCCTTGAACCAAATCTTTTTGATCCTTCAATGCTTGTTTATTTGTAGGGTCTTTACTAAGAATTAAGTCAAGTCTTGACTGTTCTTTTATAAGCCTTTCGTATTCGTTTTGATACTGATCTATCTTGCTCATTCTTTCTGTAGCTGCAGCAGCATTATTTTGTGCATTTGTAAGATTTTTAGCAGCCCTATTAGATTGCTCTTCAAGCTTTTCTCTTTGCTCAAGCAGTACCTTCTCACGCTTTGATCTATTTTCTTCAATAGCGTCTAGAGCCTTTTGAGTTTCTTTTTCTCCTAGAAGCTGCTTAATTCTTAATTGTGCTTGTGCTGCACCAGACATGTCTCCAGCAGCAAGCTTATCTGCATATTCTAGCTGAGCCTTTTGAATTTCAAGGGCTAGGTTTTCTTTGCTTTGATTTGCCTCTAGAGCCTTCTTACGTGCATTTGCCTCTTCATTAATCTTATCTATACGCTTATCAATTAATTTAATTTCTTCTTTAATCTGATCTTGTGTTTTTTGTGCAGATCTAGCAGCATTTTGTCCACCAGCCGCTATTTGTTTTTGAAGAGCTGCAATTGATTTTTGTGATTTATAAGCAATACCACTTCCAGTAGAAGCAGCTTCTGATGCTGTAATTGCAGTATCTAATGCTGCCTCAAAAGATGCAAGTGCCTGTGCCTGCTCAGAACTAATATTCTTTAAGTCAGTTCTGACTCCAGACAGGAGGAGTCTCCACTTAGAATACATTCCAGCTATATTGTCAGAATCATTTAATATTGCCGCTAGCTCAGGATGAGTCTTTTTAAGAGTATCAATTTGTCCAGATGTAATTGTTGTTCTAGCTCCTTCTTTGGAGTTAATGTCATCTAGTATTTTTTTCATGGCTTCCTGTTGCGTTAGCAATTTGCCATTTTCGTCTTTTGTTTGCATCAACTTTTTAAGGTTCACGTCCAAAGCACTTGTAGCATTTGAAATAGAATTTCCTAAATCATCTGCGCTTAAACTATTCATGTTTTTACCAAGCTTAGTTATCATTGAATCCGCTGCAGTTGTTGAGTCTATAATATTTCTAAATCCAGCGCTTGATATTGCATTAAATGCCATGTCAGCTTTATCTGATGCCGATATGATTGCATATATTTTATTAGTTGCATCTTGTGCAGACATTCCAGCAGCGACAAATTGCGCCTTCATGTTGGTTGCAATTTCAATTACTTTTTGCTGTCTCTGAATATCAGTTCCTTCATCGATGTTTGTAAATGTTGAAACCAATTCTTTTTGATTCTTTTTAGCATCCTGAATACCAGCCTTAAGCTCTTTAATGCTTAGTGTTAAGCCTTGAACTCCAGATGAGTTTAATGACTCATAGGCGTTCTTTCCCTTTGCTCTAGTTAAATCAAGCTGGTCATTTACTGCTTTAATAGAATCAGATAAATTGTTATACTTAATTCCAGCTTCTGCCGCAGACTTCTTTGTAATTCCAATAGAATTTGTTTCTTCAATTCTATTTTGCTCCTGCTCTTCCTTAAACTTTTTAAACATTGCATAGGTTCCTGCAATTGCTGCAGTAATTGCTAGAAGTGGTCCTACTCTAAATGCCATTCCTATTGCTTTGCCAGCAAAGCTTGCAAATCCGCCTACATTCTTTAATCCTCCAGAAATTTTACCTAACATTGTTGGTATTCCGCTTAACATATTTGGAGCCATCATTGGCAATATAGAAGCCATCTGAAGCATTGTGCCAGCACTGCCACCCATCATTCCGCCAGCCATTTGCATTCCCATACCGACGCCGATGCCAGCCATTGGTCCACCAGCCATGCTTCTTCCTACAAATCCTTTTTCTCTTTCTGCTGCAAAAGCAGAACCAAATCTTATTCTTGCTGGTTGAACTGGGCCATCTGAGCCTTCATTAAAATACTGAACTCCTGGAACCATTCCTCCAGAGTTCATTCCAATTATGCCACCTTGATTTCTATATAGTCTTCTGTTGTATGGAGTTCTTGACGCTAACCCTCTAGATATAATATCATCTTTTGGAAGCTGAAAAACTTTACCAGTTTTTGGGAATATGTCTAAAAGGTTTGGAAGTTTTTGTGGCATTCTTTTTTTAGCAATAATAGAAGCCAACATAGTGCTAACTTTAGATGTAGCTTTGGGGAAGTATCTATTAGAGCTACTTCTACCTTGTCTTTGAACTCTAAATTCTCCAGGTTGCTTTAGCCCTCTAAGACTTTTTACCATTCCAGGATTACCAGTAGACTTTACATAATCTTCTATTGATTTTCCAATTGTAGATGTTCCAGCCTGACTTGAATTTTTTGGTGTATCTGCAAGGTATATCGATCCAGACTCTTGGGCTGACTTTAAATTAGCAACAATTTTTCTATCCATGTCTTTAGAGAATGCATCCATTTCGGAATCAGGAACTCCTAGGTCCATCATCATTGCTCTATATGCCATAGATGGACTATGTGTTACCATTCCATTTTTAGGATCTAATACTGGCTTTCCTTCAAGGTAGTCGATGGCCTTTTGTATATCTAGATTTCCATTGTTTGTACCTTGATTAAAGAATCCATGATATGCCGCCGTCAAAGAAGATCCGTATCTTCCAGTTTCTGAGGCAATGTCAGCATTAGTTACTCCAAACTGTCTCATTAATGCAGCCCGTTGATCCGCCTTTAAATCTTTTGTATAAATCATATCTGTAAGATGTGCTAGCTCTCTACCAGTATAATCTGCACGAATTTCTTTTGAGGAACCAAACTGGTAGCCAGGACCTCTTGAGCCAGATCCATTTATTGCTTGCAGTAATGGAAGATTTTGTCTCGTTGCTTTTGCATTTACAACAAACTCTCCTGGGGTAAGCATTGCTGGAACAGTATCAGTATTTCCAGTTCCTGGTACAAGATTACCTGAGTTAAATCTTTTTGGTATTGTTGTTTCTGTGCTATATCCAGCACCATATGTTCTTACACCAAGCCCACGAGCAACCTTATTCAATAAATCTCTTGTTCGACCTGGGCGGCTAATTTCTTTCATATTAGACTTACCGCTTGGATCAACTACTGGCTGATTTACAAGTGGGAGTTGGGTTAGACTAATATTTCTTCCAGTTGCCTGTGCGACTCCCGCAGCTGCTTGACCCATTGCAGCTTCAATTTCATAGTTTAACTGAACGATTTTTGCACGAGCTTGATCAACAGTAAGTTTTCCTGCTTGAAGTTCTGCAACAATCTGTGCCGATGCTGCAGCAGCTTTAGATGTAAGAGCAGTCATTTGAGGAAGCAGTGCTTGATAAGAATCAGAAAGACTTGCTGTTATTGTTCCTGTTGCTGCAACTTCACTCTTTAATAATTCAATTTCTGATTGAGATTGCATTGCCATTGCACCAGTCATAGCATGCCACTTAGCAGCTTCTTCTGAAACAACACCAGTTGAAACTCCTCTTACGGATGTCAAACCTTCAATCTTTGGCAGGTCTCCAGACATATACATTTGTGGATTATCTTTAATTTTATTATTTACTCTAGGTGCTCCAGGAACTACGCCAAATAATGTCTGTGCTAATTTCTGCTGCTCAGTCATTCCAGCAACTGGATTCATGTGTGACATAGAGCGTGTATCAACTGCACTAATTAATGGGTGTTGAGGATTTACAACTCTTCCTCCAGGTCCAGCAGATTGAACAAGGTTTCCAGCCATTGTATTAATTGCTGGTGATACAGATATGGCTCCTGATTTAGCCTTAGCTTCAAGTATGGTAAACTCATCAATTAGGTTTCTTAGAGCTAGTTGTAGAACTCCCGCTGCTTTTGCATCTGAATAAAAGGTTTGCTCCATAAGCTTTCCTGCTTTTTCTGAAGCAAGAATTTCTGGCGTTAAGTACTTCCATCCTTCTCCGCCACGGAAGAAAGCTTTCATGTGACCTACACCCTTAAGTATGTAGCCAAAGAAGTTTGCAAGCACACCAGTGAGCATGATAAGTGGACCAGCAACTGCTGTTAATCCACCTAGAAAGGTAAGTGCTTGTTTTAGAGGCTTAGGCAAATTATTTACAAACTGCAGAACTTTATCAACAACATTAATAAGTGCTGTGTTAATTGAAAGAAATTGTTCTCCCACTCCAGCTAAGTCTGCCTTTAATCCTTCAATTGCTCGGCGATATTTACCAGAAGCTGACTCTGTTACTGCACCTAATTCTCGGCCAGCCACATTTGCTAAATCTTGTGAGCTTGCTTTCATTAGGTCCATAACTTGAAGAGTCTGGCTACCCTGTCTTCCAAGATTCTCAAATAGAGCGTTTAGTCTTGCAAACTGGAATTTACCGAATAGCTGCTCAATAGCCTGCTGCTTTTGAAGAGGGTCTAAATTATCTAAGGCTCCTTGTAGTTCTAAAAGTGTTCCTGTTACATTGCCAGCATTCTTACCTACAATACCTAAAAGATCAATTCCAAATCCTTGGAACTTTTCTACTGCAACATTTGTTGGGTTAATTAAAGAAGCAAGCGCTGACTTTAAAGCGTTGGCACCTTCTGATGCATTAATTCCGCCTTCTCTCATTGCTGTTAGGTAAAGAGCTAAGTCTTGAACGCTTCCCCCAAGTCCTTGAATGACGGGGCCTGCTTTTGGAATTGCTTCTACTAAGTCATTAAGAGTTGTAGATGTCTGGTTTTCAACTGCGTTAAGAAAGTTAATTGATTCAGACAGCTCATCTGTATTTTGTTTAAATGCTGTCTGAATTGCAAGAGTTGCTTTCATGGCATCTTGTCTGTCTACTTCTCCGAGCACGGCTAGACGACTTGTTTCTTTTATTGATGCTAAAAGCTCATTTCCAGTTTTTCCAGTTGCGGCAATGTCTGCAGCAAGTGCGATGGTGTCTTTAAATGAAACTCCGTATGCTTTTGAAAGCTCTCTTGAAGTTGCAATTACATCATCTCTGACTTTGCCTAATTCTTGTGCTGATGTACCAGCAACATCTCCATATACCTTAGTTAATCTTACTAGCTCTTGGTCTGCTTGTCTAAATGCATCTGCTGCTGCTTTTCCAAAAGCTGCAAGTGGAACTGTTAATCCTACAGTTAACTGACGACCAGCCCACTGTGTATTTTTACCCCAGTTAATAAGTTGTCCTGCACCCTGCTGGATTACCTTATTCATAATCTGAAGTTCTTGTCTAGCTATTGCAGTTTTGTTCTTTACTTCATCTAGTCCTCTTGGAACATGCACATTAAACTGCATTAAGCCCTGTGAGTTTTTACCTAGTGGTTGTAATACAGCATTTTGTAAAGCAACCTGCTGCTTGGCAAGGTCTCTTATTAATCCGCCTGAAGTCCTAGTATGGGTTTGAAGTGTTTGGAAATACTGATTTAGCTTTAACTTTCCGCCATCTAAGTTTTTTCCAAACCTTTCAACATCTGACTGTAAGCTTACAAAGTGTGTGGAGAATTGACCAGTGCTTCTTAATGTGTCCGAAAAGGACTTATTCATTACAGAAATTTGATTTGCCAACATCTTATTAGAGTTGGCTATTTGCTCCTGGAGTTTAGAGAGTGATGCTGTAACCTTATGCACATCGGCAATAAGATTTGAAAAGTCGGCATTAGCGACTATATTCGTGACTATATTTTCGTCAGCCATTTACTAGTTACTCCCTAGAGTATCCCAATCCTGCTCCGATACCAAACCCTGCTTCTGCTGCAAATGATCCTTGCAAAGAAACAACATCGCTTGAAGATGCACTAATTCCTAGTGCTCTTGCTCTGATATCATCGAAGGTGGTGCCCTCGCTTTTTTCTTTTTCTTCTCCATCTAAGTCAATACCTTGAAGTGATGCTAAAAACTTTCGTTTCTCTTGCTCTCTCTTTTGTATTGCCTTAAAAGTATTTATTAACTCTGGCATTGATAACTGCTCTTCTAGATCTTCGTAATTTTTCCAATGACCTAGAAGAAACAGTTCTCCCTCTAATGCGGCAAGGTCTAGTTCTGACCAGCCAGAACCGCCGCCGCTAGAAGGTTTGGGTCGTCCATCTTAATCCCACCGCATACCTCAAGGATGCGATTGATTGTGGGTACGTCCAGAGCATCTTCTAATGCATCTCTATCTTTTACTAGTTCAGGTAACTGTCTTTCAAGTGCTACTGCACATGCATCAATTAACACTGTAAGTGTTTCATCTTCTGTTTTTGAGTCTGCGGTCTTTTGAATCGCCGCCATAAATTTTCTTAGCTCTTTAATTGTAAGGGGCTTTAGCTTTGCCTTATCCCCGTTTTGTAGTTCAATTTCTTCTACGTCGTATACTGTAGTTGCCAATTTATCCTCCTAGGATCGTCTAAATCATTATACTAAAATACCATTACTAATACAAGCAGAAAACCCCCAAATTAATGGGGGTTTCTGTTTATAATAATATTAAATTATTATGCAGTGACTGTAAGGATACGGTCAATGATCTTTCCATATTCCTGGCCAGCGTATGCTGTATTACCATCTGGAAGCAGACGGAATGTTACTGGGAATGTGGTTGCTGCGTTACGAGCTAGAGAGAACTGTGATTGCTGTACTGAAAGAACACGACGTGCATAATATACACGCTCTGCTGAAACGATCTTGTCGTTTGAGCCTGTTGGTGCCTGTCCAACTGCAATAAGTTGACGCTCTGTTGGAGCAACTCCAAGAGCACCAGCTGCAAGACCTAGAGTCTTTGTTCCTGATGTTGTTGGTGATGCTTGTGAGTAAGCTGAATTTGTTGTTAGTGTATTTGTTGCTGAGATTGGATCAGATGATGTATCTGTTCCGCCCTGTCCGAATACAACAAGAACGTTTTCAAGAGTACCTTCTGACATTTCTGTCATGATCATAACTTCCATAGCAGACTTGAAAAGCTTAGCTGTATCAAGAAGCTGATCTACTGTTACTGAATCAAATGTTGGGTTATATGTAATCTGAAGACCATTGTTGGTATAACCAACGTTACGGTACTTATCAGATGTATCTGCATTCAAAGTTGTGGTGTATGATACACCTGTTGAGAATGCAACACCTGAAGAAGCGCCTGGTTCCATATTTTCTACATAACCTGATTGTGTCGAATCTTTCTCTGAAAGGAACAATGGTGATGCTCCTACGAGAATATTCTTGGCATTATTATATGTTGCCACTTTAACCTCCTATTTTTCTAAAAATAAATATTCAATTTTTTTAAAACTTTTGTTTGGTTGGCTAGACCCTTTCCTCTATGTCCAATTTTAGGCCATCTTAGGTCATAAGGCAAATTTAAACAATTCTGCCGTTTACGTCTGCTATCCTAGAGTACTTTAGCTCTAGGACTACATCTGCTGAAAAGAAACCCTGCAACTCCTCTGATGGAGATGTAGGGGATATATCTGCAATGAATATGCTATGAAACTTAAACTTATTAGACAACCCAGCCCATTTATTTACATCTGCTGCAGACTCGTCCATTCTTCTAAACAAGTCCACCATGAAGTTTCTAAGTGAGTTTATCTCTGACACATCGGTTGAATATATTGTAAATAAAACCTGATCGCATGATATCGCCCACATTTCTTCAAATGACATTCCGATCTTATCATATACTATGTGGGTCTTACCGCTAAGAAATTGATTTAGCTCTGCCGCCTGCTGAACAGGAATTATTGGTACTATCTCTAAGCCCACGTTATCGCTATAATAATCTGTATCTACAAATAGCCCCATATACTTTAGCTGATCCCAAAGATACTTTCTTATTTCAAGCATCGCATCCATTTTATATATAATCGTCATAGAGCACCTCCGAATGCTGCGGCAAGGCTTGCGTCTGCCTGTATTTTAATTGAATTTGCTGAAAATTTATATTGAACTGTTTTAATATTAGGTGGCAACTTTAATGCCTTAGTTATTCCAGAATTAAATATTTTTTGAAATCCAGACTTTTTAATTGAGCTATTTACCAACTGTCCAGAAAAGAAAATACTGTATGCCAATCCAAATTGATTTCTTGCACCTGCTCCTCCTGGCCTTTTAACGGTCACTGAGGCTCCTTTAGGCATAAAGACTGTTATACCATTAGTTTCAAATACTAAGCGCTCTGCAGCCCTTGGAGCAATTACTACGGGCATTCCAGCTTCCATGATAGAGGCTTTGTTAGCAAACACGTGCCTGTGCTTTCCTTTACCAGTTGGAACTAAAGATTTTGAAGGCAATAATTCATAATCTAATCTAAAAGAAAGTCCATCTTGAGATATCTTATTTAGCTTAAACAGTCTAGCATTCATATCTCCAGTTCTTTTCCACTCATAAACATGATGTAAAGATTTTGGTTTTACTCTAGCCTGTGCGTCAATGTATGCACCAAAATCAGACTGTATCTGGTCAAACATAGTTTTTGCAAATTTATTTTGAAATTGTTTATTTGTTGTTAGCTTAGATATAACTTGAGCTGTGTAATAAACATAGGCAGATATCTGTGCAACATTACTATCCTTTAATGGACCCGCCGCTTGACCAACCATGAGTCTTTCTAGTCCGCTTGCAGCCTGAACCAATACTTTGCTATTGTCCAATTCTCTGGTTCTCCGATCTCTTCATTGCTGAATTATAAGCAATGGCTTTTCCAAAAGGATCAGTTATCGGAGTAGTTCCCATTACCTCAAATACGGTTGGGGTTTCTGACGGAAAATTAATTTCAATCCAAACTACATTTCCATCAGAATCTCTTATGTTAGTAACCTTTTCTCGTGTGGTTATTCTTTCAGCAGTTCTAACTTGAATTATCTGGTCGTTAATATATCTATTATCAAAAATTTGCTTGTCGCTAGATCTTGTTGTTGCAGAGTTACTAACAACACCCTTTGCGTGGCAGTCTACTGTTTTATAATAGTGCCACTCTTTTATAATAGCGCCTGTGTCTTCATTCTGAGTATCAAACTGTCTGTAAACGTCCATCTTCATAGACAGAAAGGCATCTATGAGATTATTCATTTAGATCACTACCATCTGGTTTAAAACATAAGCAGAGAGTATTTGATCAACATAAACATTTCCAGTGCCCTTATATGTATCGCTGCTATACTCAAAGTTCCAGTCAAACGCCTGTAGGCTAGTAATGTATTTGTTTCTCCAGTTTTTATCCTTAGAGAAGTAGTCTCTCATTAGTTCAATACACGCAAGTTCTACCTCGGCTGGAACATACTCCCAGCCATATCTTCCATGAACACGATAAGTGTATCCTTTTATGAACACGCCATTTGTCGTATCATTAATTGATGGCGGAACCATTCCATTTGCAACGTATACTGTGTTGTCAAGCATAGTTGCACGATTTACTCTAATTCCAAAACCAGTCTCTGATATTTTTAAGTCTTGGTTCCAATTATTTATGTTGTTTAAGTAGTCAACAAGCATAACGTCGTTTTGAGTTAGATCGTGCACTTCATGAATTTTATATGGCAATGGAAGAAGGTCTGCTCCAGAACCATATACAACCTGAGTATCATCGTATAGATAAAATTGCTGGCCAGTATAATTTTCAATTGCTCTTCTGGCCCAGCGTTCAGCATCTAAAATTTCATTATACGTTCTATAGTTTGGGTCAGAAGAATCTGATCCTAAGTTTAATGCGTCAACAGCCTGCTCAATATCAACATATGGCGTCACAACATAAAGCTTGTGCTCTTTATAAGCTTCTTGTCCGCCTACGGTATATTCCCATCGTAACTTTAAATTCTTACTTTCTTTTGTAACAATAAGCGGCAGGGTCACCTGATATACGCCTATATCTGTTTCAAGCTTCTCAGCTGTCAATACATAGAGTACTGAGTTTGGTGATATTAAAACGTTTAGAGTAGGGTCTTCTGTGGTGTCATAAACTTTTACTGTTGGCAAAGAGTCTGAGTCTGTTGGCTCACCCTTCCAAAAAACTTTATGCTTTATTGGATTGTTTGTGTTTACTAAGATCTCAGCCATTTATATTATAAAGATTATCCGTAAAATTCCTGTACTTCTTTAGGTGTTGCTAAACGGAAACCATCCTCCTTGTCAAAAATTTCTTGAGCTTGTTCTTCCTTCATTGCTACGAATGGGTGCTCCTTTGTAAAGGTCTGCCCCAAAATATCATATCGGAAATTATCTCTAGTCATTCTGACAAGAACCGTGTCTGCAGTTAAATCCTTCTTAGGATCAAACTTGGTCAATGGCTCATCAGAAATATCTTCCGCCTCTGCTACATCTTTAAGTGTCTTGCTATAAACAGACCAGGTAACTCCTTCGTCTGCCAGTGCTGCAATGATATCACTTTTGCTTTTAATAGTACTTACGTCTACCGCAAAATCTTCTGCTATCTTTTTAAGTTCAGCAACCTTCAATGTCTCAAATGACATATATTCTCCTTTTTCTAGGTAAACTAATTATAGCATTCTTAAATTAAAATGAAAAGCCCCCAAAATTAATTTGGGGGCCTTTCTTGCAGGGTATCCTTAAATTAAATTAAGAAGCTACCTTAACGTTCTTTACAACGACCCAAGCATCAGCCTGTTCGATCTGGACGCCAACACGAGTATACATTGTGTACTCAATTGAGTCCTTACGTGGCCAGAAGAAACGGTAAACAGTTACGTCACGCTTGATACCAATAACTACGTTATTTGGGAATGTCAAGTGGATGTCACCGTGGTTGCCTGTCTCTCCTGAGTAATCGCCATCCTGTGCTTCAGGAAGTAGTGGAACTTCAACAATCGGAATACCGAATGCGAATGGAGCCACATAACCTGCTGGACCACCTAGAGGCTGAACACCTTGACCACGGATTACGCTTGAAGCGATATCTTGTGGGATTGTGTTGTTTGTTCCAATGCTGTTAGCATATAGGAAATCTTGGATTAGGTTTGAACCTGCCAAGAAGCGAAGATCTGCACGACGTTGCTTGTACTTACGTGGAAGAGCCTTAAGTGCGCTGTTAAATACAGCACGGCTTACTGCAGCTCCACCAGCATCGACAACGCGACCTGTAGTCTTAGCCTTCTTTACTACACCATCAAATGCCTTGTAAAGGTTATCTGATGATAGTGATGTATTTCCATTAAGGACTACATCTTCAATGTCATTACCTGCCTGTGTTGCCATCATGCGGGCGATGTGATCTTCTAGATCTGGACCTTCAATATTATCTTCTAGAGACTCTGTTGAAAGCTCCCAGTCCAAGCGAAGCTTCTTTGTTGTGAGAGAGATCTTTGAGAAAGTTACTGCTGAGTTAGACCCAGTGTCGTCACCTTCTGTTGCAAGTTTCATAAGCTTTTCGCCTACTGACATGCGATCAATTTCTGTTGTGTCTGACTTCATACGGACAGTGCGGGCGACCTTACCGATAACGGTAGCGTCGAACATGTAGTCCAGGAAGCGAGCAGACTGTTCTGGGTTTAGCAGACCACCAGTTTCGGTAGCACCGACGTGTACACCAGTTCCTGAAAGGGAACCACCGTTCATGCCAGCTGTTGCTGTTGTACCAGATGCGATTGTTTTTTCTAACAATTCATTGCTCATTATATTATTTCACCTACCTTAGTTAGTTGATTAAATCTTTTACGGAGCCGAGGAAAGAACCGCCCCATGTTGATTTTTGGATTTTTACTTCCTGTGACCCGCCAAGGTCAGAGGACTTCTTAATTGCAGTCTCGGATTCTACTGCATCGACACGCTTTTCTACGCCATCAATCGTGTTCTTGATTTGATTAACTGCTGCGCTAAGCGCAGTATGTTGTTCTGCCAACTCTGAAATTCTTGTATCAACGCTCTTGCTGAATACTTCAACTGTTTCTTTAATAGCTGAAACTTGTACAGCATTTGCTTCTGATGCCTTGTTTAGAGTATCTGAGAAAAAGCCTTTTAGATCGCCTAGCATCTTTGCAAAATCAGGTTCATCAACCTCAACTTCTGATACATCGGCTGCTTTTTCCAGAGTTTCGGCAGGAGCGTCTGCTACTGCATCTGCTGCAGGAGCTTCTTCGACAACTGCTGGTGCTTCTTCAGCAACAACTGGAGTCTCTTCAACAACTGTAGTCTCTTCGACTACTGTGTTTTCTGTATTTTCTGACACTTCATTACCTCCTTCTGCGTTTGCCTGTTTTGCAATTGTTTGTGTATCAGGCAACGGTAATCTTGACTTCTTGAATGAAGCAAGAATCTTATCTATTTCTTTTGACTTGTTAACATCTGTTGATTCCACCCAGCCAATTAAGGTTGCTGGTAATCCAGAAACTGGTGAATCAAATGTCTTCTCTGTTGACATAAAAACTGAATCGCTTTGTTCACAATAAAAAATATTTTCTGCAACTACATCCGCTGCCATTCCTTTAAAAATTAGCTGCCCATTCATTTTAGAAATAGATAGAACGTTACATAGTTCGTTTGCAGGAGAATCAACAATTGAAAGTTCAACTAAATCATAAGACTTAATGAATCTAACTGTTTGTCCTGTTGACTTATTTACTTCATTATCTGACTCTGTAATTTTTCCGCCGATTGAAAATCCTGTTAGTGTTCCGTCTAGACATTTTTCCCATGTATCATTTGCGCCTTTTGATACATAAACGTCGACATAGATTCCATTGTAGAATGCACCAGACTTTGGATCATAGAATGTTTCTGGTCTAAATGAAAGCATCTTGCCTACTGCAAGTGGTGTGTGCATTTCACGAATGTTTCCACGGAAACTTTCAAATGCTTTTAAGCTTGCTTCTGATGTAACTACATCATTTGTCTGGTCAATGTTATCAAGTGTTGCAAAACCAGAAACTGTTCTCTTCTCACGATTTACTTTTGTGAAAGGAACTGTAAGGCTTATGTTTTCTCCATTGGATGACCAATGTGACTTTTCAATGTTCATATGGTTAATTTTATCTATTTGTAGATAAAAAGGCAAATAACTAGTTGAGCAGTACTACTCTACTGTTCTGCCATCCCCCTTAGCATTACGGCCCTCTCCAGAATTATCGGGAGAATTACTTTGTCTTTCTTGTGATCTGGCTCTAGTATTTCCAGCCTGAGATCTAGCCTCCGCCGCTGCTTGGGGTTTTAATTCAATAACATCATCTCCTCCGTCTAGAGGAATCATGCCCTTCCTAATACGAACTTCATTAGGGGTAATTACCTGCATACGCAAATATCTCTCATCAATTTTAGACTGAGTATCTTCGTCTGTAAGCGTTAATTCATTAAATTTAAGAGAAAGAGCATCTGTCTTTTCTGCAAATATTTGATTTAATCTTTTCTCTAATATCATCTGAGCTGGTCTACAAACCTGCTCTTTAAATGTCTTGTCTGCATCACGAGCATTTGCAAGGGATACTCCTTCAGGAACACCGATCTTATTAATAGGAACTCTGTGAGCTAATAGGATTTCGTCTCTATTGGCCTGACGATATTTATTAAATGATGACTCTTGGGTTCCCGCCTCAATAGGCTCCATCTTAAATTCAACCTTTGAGTCTGGTGTATCTGCTGGAAGTGGAACATAAAGGGATCTATGGTTTTTGCCCTTTAGTCCAACCTGGAAAAATTCAAGCAGTTTTCTTTCTGAGTCTGGTGAAAGCTTTGCGCCCTTGACCGTAATAATATAGCGAGGTACCGCTTTATTTTCAAAGTAGTCTAGGTTATAACGACCAGCAAATTCATTTCCAGCCAATGCATTCTGTGCAGCAATAATATCTGGGATGCCATAATAGTTATTCATTGGAGTATACTTCTTCAAATGAATTACTTCGTTTGGCCGATCTTCCTGAGATGTAATCGGACTTGGTGTGTCCATATCTCCAAAGTTTCTGAAGTAAACGGCCTTGCCATAGAGTAGCTGAATGAATCCATCACGCAGACGACGCACACGCATTGTCTTAGCTGGGATATGTCCAATATATCCGATGTTTCCTGCTGTGGTTCTGCTGATTTCAAGGAATCCATTTCCTGTTGCCTCTAAATCTGTATAAACCTTTTTAAGAGTTTCTGTAAAGGTATCTTCATCATTTGTTGAATCAAGCCAAGCATTCAAATCTTGACGAAGCTTATTTAATTTTCTACGTGCTCTTTCTAATTGCTTATCGTCTGTAATTGAATCGAAGGCATCATTTGTTTTCTTTGTTTCAACGAAGTCATATCCGAGACCGATGATGTTTGAAACCTTAGCATTAATTGCTGCGTAGTTGTATGTTGATATTTCATAAATTTGTGATAGGTATTCTAGGTTATATGGTGGCTGTACAAGATCGAACATTGAGTATCCGCTGATTGCTTGTGCCAAAAGATTTTGTTGTGTTGCCGCACCGTCAACTCCAGTAAATGATTTACTTAATTCTCTTGACATCTTACGACGGAATGCTGGACTGAGGCCTCTTACTTTTGCAAGGTCGTCTTTTCCAATATCAAATGGGTCATTGCTTGAAGATTCTTTTTTAAATGAAAACCAATCAGAAGAATTGTTAATTCTGATTTCGTTTACTTGTTCTGTCTCTTCTTCAATAAATTCCATTTTATCCCCTTAAATTCTTTAAGTTCTTCATCTCGTCTTTATAGCTTCCAATATCTAATGGATCTGGCACAAGGCCTAGGTTCAATCTTGACTGTTGGTATGAGAACTCTTCGTCGTCAATTTTTCTTCTTCCTGAAAGAAATTTAGGCCCGCCCTCATATATACCATATGAGCGAACTTCTCTAGCCAGAGCATCGACTTTGGATCTATTTCCTTTTGTCGACGTGATAGAAAGAAAGTTACCATCATCGTCTCCAATCCATCTACCATCTGGCATTTCCCAGACATAAATACCTAGTCTTGTTTCTTCTTCCAAAACTTTTGAATTAACCTTGTTAATATCCATAGGCTTTTATTTTACCATTCTTTGCTGTTTAAGTCCAGCTTTTTGTCAGGCAGTCTGACAAATTATCTGTTTTGGATTACGATCCAGTCATTATTATAGAAGTTAACTGCATTTTCTGTCAAAGCCACAGACGAATCGTCTGCTACAGACGAGGTTCTGCCTATATGCATGTTGTAATGGTCTACAGCATTTTGAGAAGTAAATGCTTCTGGGTAGTATGACAAATACTGATATAGGGAAGATGGGCCGCCTGAGCTTAAATAGTTGAACCTAATTGGTCCAGTAATTGGACCAGATGTCACTATCACTATATGATACAGCTCGTCTGCTGTAAACACCGTACTAATATTTGTTGCAGACGTCTTGTCGATACCATTGACATGTATTGAAGATATGTTTGTTTTATCAATAGTTCCAGTATTTCCCCAGGCAAACTTAGAGGCAACATAGGTTCCATCTGCGCTACTAAATAATATACAATTTGCGGTGAGGGCTGATAGCGTCAAAAAGAACTCTACGGTTCTAATTGATTCTGATGTATTTACTTTAAAGCCAGATGCCGATCCAGTTCTTAGGCCATTATTTTTATGGCGGGAAAGAATAGGATGACTAATTCTACCCGTCGTAATTTCTTTTATTGTAGCCCCAGATAGTCCATCTAAAGTATTTAAATAGTCGCCATTAGTTTGAGAATACAATATCTGGTCATTATAAAAACATAGAATTAAGCTATAAAGCCTTGGTAGATATTTAGATGCATCTGATGAGGCTAAAGTTATCTCAAGATAAAGGGTTCTTTCTGTGCTAAATGAAGAATCATCTAATTTAAATTGAGGAATAGATCTTCCATTAATACATGGTTGCCATGTTGTACCATCTGTAGAGGCTCTTACAGATACCCCGTTATCGCCGTTCCACTCTATCTTAGACGAGTCTAGATTGAATCCCGAAGGTATTGCTATAGCATCTGTGATTACGACGCTCTTAGAGGCTGCTGTGGCCGTTTTTTTAATTTCTATATATTGTTCTTCGCCATTATATATTAAGTCTTCAGTTAAGAAATATTCCCATGGTCTATTTGCGGGGTACATAAATGCATATTGTCTTGAAACACCATCGTCATATATATCAAATAAAGTTCCGTTTTCTGGATAGGCTACCTGCAAAGGAGATATGCCACTTGAAATAGAATAATGTTCTGCCGCCAAATTTAAATCTAATCCGTATCTATATACGGCAGGAGCATCTACAATAAATGAATCTGATGCACTAGTTGTTGGACCGACTTTTAATGTGATAGATGGGTTTGTAAATTTAAAATTATCCAGAGCCTTGCTTGATCCAAACTTTCCATTTACATACAAAGACATACTTGATTTAGAATATACAGCAACGATGTGTATGGATGAGCTAATTATTGGAAGTGTATAGTCTATTCTTTCCGCTTCAAGTTTAAAAACAATGTTTCCTTTTTCATAATATATTCCAACATCTGCTGAGCTGTCTGCAAATATCGGAGTTAATGAGGAGGTTGTAAATTTAGGGTATATCCAAACCTCTAATGAAAAATCATTGTCAGATGAATTTTCATCTGCAAAGCCGCCGTCGGCGGTAGATCCATAATAATCTTTAGTTACTGGTAAGGTTATATATTTTGTATTATTAATTAAAGACCCGTTTAGGCCTCCAGAAACTAATGGGATTAAGCCAGTAGATAATCCTCCAGTATATGTTCCATTGTTTCCGCATCCTGAAATATCAGCAGCGGTAGTTCCAGAAGACTCATCCAATGGCCAAAAACCAATTGGGTAATCCTTGATTACCTTAAGCTGATATGACATATTTTTATTCCGCTGCTTCTGCTTCTAGTTGTAACTTAAAAGCTTCATATGCAGGGTTTCCATCAACGGCGGGAAACGAAGTAAACTCATCATTTCCACGATCTATAATAATATGATCTGTTGTAGTTTCATCCATGTTTGTAGTTGTTATTCTTTCATAGTTTAGCATTTTATTTCTCCTTATAGTTCTGCGTTAAACGCAAGGGATGAGTTACTGTTATTCATCATCCAATAATTTCTAAATACTGTAAATCCAGATCCATTAACATTAACAGAGCCCAGGCTTGATGAAGCATCTCCCAAAATTAAAGATGTTGCAGTTGATACGTTTGCCCCATCAGAAACTCTTGGATTTGTATACTCAATAGATGTTGGCTTAACACGCATTATTTGAGGGAAAGGAAATGTAACAATTACTTGAGTAGTAGCATTAGCCATTCCCAATGGTGAATATAAAAATGATGAAGAAGATCCATCGGATGGACCTATTTTATAATAATATCTTTGGCATGCAGCGAGCTCTCCCTGAATAGTTCCTGTTGCTGTGCTAAATGGGGTTGCTACTGATCCTTCTTCTAATTGAATCCCCCAAATATCAATTGTTTGAGCAATATTAAATGTCGGAGCTAAAATCATTTGCAAAGTATGATCAGATGAAGATATTGTTTTGCCAGCTAAAGACGGAATAAAAAATGTTGAGGAATATCTTTGCCATGATGTAGTTAATGTTATTGGTGCTGGATTTATTCCTTCTGCGGAAGAAGGGCTTCCTGTTCCATAAAATCTATATGCTATAGGGGCAATAGTTCTTCCAGTTGTGTCTGCTTTTGCCCAAAATGAGAAAGTTACAGTTTTTCCAGCCAACGTTCTAACATCTTCAATTGGCTGAATTAATATATTTTGATATGTTGCTCCAGAACCAGCCACAGATTGCTGAAATCTCATATAGTATTGAGATTCATATCCAGGAATTTCTCCTGGAGTAAATGCTTGTCTACTCCAAATTCTTGTGCCCTTTGTTCCGTCACCATTTTGTCTCCAGCGATCTGCTGTAAATACATTATCTGATGGGCTTGTAAAAGAAGATCCACGTTGCCAAACTGAAAAATCTCCATTGATTATTTTATTTTTTCCTGCAACAACTTGTGGAGCATATGGCTGCCAAGCTAATCCTGTTGAAGTTGTGGAGTCTGCAACTAATACTGTTCCGTCCGCTCCTTTTGCTAAACGGGCAGGAACGTTATCGGCGGTGGCGGTAATAAGATCTCCCTTAGCATCTACCAATGTATTTGGTATATCGCTATGAGTATGTGCTCCTACTCCGACGGGAACCCAAGTATCTGTCTCTGTATCATATACATAAGCTGGTCTTGGTGTATTTCCTAATGTTGGCATTTATATCTCCTTATAATTCCGCTGAAAATCCTAGAAAGCATGGTCCGTTATTTCCTTCAAGGTAGCCTGAGTGAAAGGCTACCCATGTTCCGCTACTGATTGATCCTCCACCACGAGCTAATGTCGGTGTTGATAGCGAAGATGCAAAGGTCAAATTCCCCATAGTGTATCCAGATCCGTTGTTAGCACTTCTAAATGCTATAGCTCCAGATCCTGAAAAATCTAGAGACGTTGGCGCTACACGCATTGAAACTGGAAGCGGGACCCACCAAGCTAAATCAGTAGTGCTTTGAGTATATCCTCCTACAGTTAATGGAGTGTATGTTGTTCCAGATGTTCTATAATAATATCTCTGACATGCTGCTAATTCTGTTTGTTGATTTGGAGTAGCAGTATGAAATGGAGTTGCTTGACTGCCTAATTCTATTTGAATTCCCCATAAATCTACAGTCTGTGCGGATGTATTTGCCCAGTATATAAAAAAGTCTAAATAGGATGAAGGCCCAATCGTTTTTCCAGAAATTGAAGATAATGCAAATGTCGCAGACCTTCTTTGCCATGTAGTAGAAACTGAAACTCCAGAACCTCCATTAGCAACTCTAGAACTTCCGCCAGAACCAAAATCTTGATCAGATCTTACATATATTGTAGTTGCAGTAGAAGCTTTTGCCCAAAATGAAACAGTGACATTTTGACCTGCCATACTTCTAACATCTTCTATTCTTTGTATAAATAATGTATTTGCAGATCCAGCTGAAGCATTTGAAATTCTAATATAAGACTCTGAATCATATCCAGCAATTTCTCCACCAGACAAGACTTGTTTTGATACAGAGCTATTTACTCCTTGACTTTGAACTATCCATCTGTCGGCGGTAAATACATTTGAATTACTTGTGCCAGTAAATGATGTGCCACGCTGCCAAATTGAAAAATCACCATTTAATAAATTATTACGTCCAACAATTGGTCCACTATTTATAGAAGGAGTGTTTAAATTTCCTGTCATTGTTCCACCAGCTAATGGAACAAAATCTTGTCCCGCCAAAGTTCCATCTGTGTCTAGCCAAACTTGCCCATCTACGCCAGTCAATGGCATTGATGCTTGTGCAGAATGAATGGCGGTATAAGGCAATGATGGTGCTACATCTTGCCACGCTGTTCCATCCCATACTCTTATTTTTTTACCCATTATTTATCTCCTATAATTCCGCACTAAATGCCAAGTATCCGTTAGCATTATTATTTGTTGTTATCATGTAAGGTCTATATTGAGTTGTACCAGATACAGTTGCAAACAAGAATGCTCCGTTTCTTGTTGGTCTATCTAAAATAAGATTGCTGACTACAATTGCATTTGGTCCGTCGTAGGCTGCCAATGAAGCAAACTCAATTGATGTTGGTCCAACTCTCATTGGAACTGGATTATTTATAAAATAATACACTCCGCTAGTTGATGGGGCAAGTCCGTTACCAAAAAATTGATAGACATTTTCTCCACCATATCGCCAGTAATATCTTTGGCATTTAGAAAGTTCTCCTTGAATATCTCCACCTGCTCTAGAAAAATCTGTAGCAACAGATCCAATTTCTAATTGAACTCCTGTTAAATCAAACATAGATGTGTTTAAAACATTGTTTGTTGTTTGAAACTGTATAGCAAGGGAAGTTGCATTTGCAGGAACTGTAAATGTTTTTGTATACCTTTGCCATGCCGCTGTGCCACTTAAATTTTCAGCAAAAATTCCTGTGGATGAAGCTGGATAATGCAGATTAGCATCTGTGCCAGTAGAAAACGATACAGCCGCACTCCATGTTCCAGTAAATGCAAACGGCATTCTGTGATAGAAAGATAATGTTACTTGTTTACCAGCAAGCCTTATAACTTCATGAGTTTCTAAAGATTGGCTAATCCAAAAATTTTGATTATTTGATGTAGTAGGAGCAACTCTCATATAATATCTAAGACCTGGAATTAATGTAGATATTAAAAATTGACCTACTGATATATTTGAATTTGTTCCAAATCCGTTAACTAGCCATCTATCTAACGAGTAACCATTTACTCCAGTTAAAGATGTTCCTCTCTGGGCTATATCCATTCCGCCATTAATTACAAAATTCTTACCCGCGACATTTGTAGGAATTTGAGCGGATACAGCAGAAACTTCAGTATCAGTAGCCATACTAGATGATGCTGTTAATATACTTGCTAGATCTCTAACTCTAGACATTATTTTCCTCCACCCACCTTAAATACTCTTGATATTCAGAATTCTTTGGCTCTATTGGAATCCAAGATACCGAACCGTCTTCATTTGTTCTGCTAATATGCTCTATAATCATATTTTCTAGATCTTCATTTATATGTTCATATATTATTGTCATTTTACAGCTCCGCATTCATTGTTAAATAATATGTTGTATTACTATGAAAATAAAATTGTCCTGTAGCAGTTGATGTTGCTCTTAAAGAAATTGTATGTGGAAATGTTGCTTGAATTACTGGTTGTCCTGTATTAAATACTGCCCAACCTCCAACTAATGTTCCGACTGGAGTAGTTCTCATAGTTACTGGGAATGGAAAAGATATGTAGGCAACAGTTCCTGAAGTCATGTAGCCGCCATAAATTAATTCATAGATATTGTCTCCAAGTATTTGGAAATATCTTTGGCATGCAGCAAGTTCACCTTGAGTAGTTCCTGTTGCACGAGAAAAAGGTGTTGCTATTGAACCTTCTTCTAATTGAATTCCAGTAATTTCCATAAAATCATTTGCCCCTGCAGTACCTGTTGGTGTATGGAACATTTCTAAACCAATTTGAGTAACATTAGATGCGGCAGTTCCAGTAAGAGTAAATCTTTGCCAGTTATCTGTAAGAGTTACATTTTGATCTACGATATAAGCAAATCCAGTAAATGAATGAACTACTTGATCTGTTCCAGTTCCAGTTGCAACTGTTGCTCTAAATGTATTGCTTGATCCGCTATAGTTTGCACCTTTTCTCGCCCAGAATGATAACGTAACTTGTTTTCCTGCAAATCTTACAGAGTCTGCAGTTTCTGCAGTATATCTTAATCCTAATGCTTGAGTAGAAGTATTTCCAGAGTTTCTTTGCATTCTAATACAATATTGAAATCCAGCAAGTCCAGCAGACTGTCTAGTTAAAGTTGCTCCTGAATCATTTCCGCCTCTGTACCAGTGCCATCTATCTGCAGAATAAACTGTTGCAGATCCAAGACCGACTCCGCTTGGAAAAGAAGTACCTCTTTGCCAGATATCCATCGCTCCATTAATTATTACATTCTTTCCAGCATATGAGCTGTTAGCAAATGATTGATTGAATAATGAGCTTATATTTCCACTAGAATTAATCCGAAGTCTTTCTACGCCAGACGTAGCAAAAACTAATCTTCCTGGAATAGATCCACTACTTACTGCACCGTCTACCCAACCAGATATTGATGTTGCAACAGTTCCGTATGCTGATCCATCATAACCAACAGACCTCATATCAAACAGTTTGCTATCTAAAGCTACGGCAGCATCAGTATCTAAAGTAGCACTATTTGATTTTATAAAATCTATACCTGCGCTTGCCTGATCTATTCCATATCTTGTTAATGAAAGAGCTGGGAATGTATTAGTTTTTAAATTTAAAGTTGATCCGTTATGGTTTGCTAAAATTTGTCCAGAGCTGTTTGTAAGTCTAAGCAAGTCAGCTGTTTGAGATGCTGCGCCTTGTATTGTTAATGGTATTGTAGATGCACTAGTTGATGTTATTGTATTTGCACCAGTTGTTGTGACGGTGTTAATAGAATTTAAATTAGTTATTGTTACTACTTCTACTACATCGTTTACTGCCGCCCCTGTTGTTAAAACAACAGTAGTATCATTTGTAGTTGTATAGTCATTATTACGAACAAGTAGCATTCCATTAAAGAACACCTGCTCATATCCCTGAATAAATGGAACATCTGTTGTAAATGTAGTTTGTGCTGCAGTTGCAGTAAATGACTTTCTGCGAATAATATTTGGATCAAATGAATCTGAGGTTGTATCTGACTCCACCCAGATTTGCCCAATAACTGGGCTAGATGGGGCATCTGCAGAGTATGTGGCACCCTTTACATCTAATGTATTTATGGCTGTTGGGTTATATGATGTTCCGCCTGCTGAATATAATACTTGACCAGCAGAAGGAGATGTTGTTGTTCCTGTTCCGCCCTGCAATGTAGTTAGGAATGCTACTGAATCTATTTCTTTATTTGAGTTGGCAATAAGCGGGCCAGCACCGCCAGTAAGTCCATTGACTACAAGCTTATTCTTTACTTTAAAATCTTTATCTGACAATCTGGTTCACATATCCCCTAATTGGTATGACTTAATTATAGCATTCCTTTATTCTAGATCTGCCAGCCATTTTTGAGCATCTTCATCCCATACATATATTTTTCCGTCTTCTGGATAAGGTTTTGAGGGTACCCAGATACATGTTTCTTCGTCTAACTTCCATGACTGAAATCTCTGAGGCGGAATAAAGGCATCTCTATCCTCATCCCATGTATAACCAATACCTGCGTAGTTTTTTCTAAAACCATTTGTTGCTGCATTGTAGGAAGTCTTAATCCAAGTTCCGCCCAAATTATCTACAAGCCACTGATACCCTTCATCTGGATCATTATTGTCTCCAACAGTTACACGAGTAACAATATTATTTTCATCAATTTCTGCCCAGTGTGCCATTATGCTGTCCTCACAAAGTTTCCGTTAGCCGTAAATGTATGAATTGTATTTCCTCCGCTTGTTGTTACTGTTCCGCCAGTTGCTGTCATTGATCCAGTTGTATATCTAATTATGACTATACCAGAACCACCAGCTCCTGCTGTTTTATTGTCTGTTGACCCAGTTCCACCATTTCCCGTATTTGCAGCACCACTAGGATATGTTCCAGAAACAATTCCAGTAAAACCTCCAGTTCCTCCAGATGAATATGTTACTGATGAACCAGAAATAGAATTTGCTCTTCCAGATCCCGCTGCTGGAAGTCCTCCAGCACTTCCAGCTCCGCCGCCGCCACCTGCGCTACCGCTTCCACTTGAGTTTCCGTTTGATCCAGCATTTCCATAACCAGTTCCACCAGATGGAGAAGTTTGTGTTGATGCTCCACCAAACTGAACTCCTGTGCCATTATAATTTCCTCCAGCGCCGCCGCCACCACCAGATCCACCGCTTTGTGCATTTCCTTGACCCCAAGCAGATGCTCCTCCGCCACCGATACCATTAATTCCAAACACTGATGAATTAAATCCAGAGTTTCCAGGACCATTCGTTGGGGTTGCTGAACCCCCAGCACCTACAACTACTGGATATGTTCCAGTAGATGTCAAACTATATGTTCCCTCAACCATTCCTCCAGCGCCGCCGCCACCACCTGCAGAAGATCCACCTGCACCTGCACCTGCAACAACTAAATATGTAACAGAAACTGTTGGTATAGAAGAATAAAACTGTTTCCAAACTCCTGCTACTTTAATCCAGCCAGAAGATACAGTTTTCCATGAACCGCCAACTTTAACATATTGTTGAGTTACGTCTTTCCATACTCCATTTACTTTAACGTGTTTAGTCATAATATCACGCCGTATAAACTAACCAAATATCTCCGTCTATTCCACCTGTTGGAGCAGAGGTTGATATGTGAGATGTTCTAACTGATGGGTCAGTTGGAACTCCATATATTGCCCTAACGTTCCAATCTGCAGCTGCCCATCTAAATCCACCCATTGGTGTTCCATCAACTTGTCTTCTTAAAATCCAATCTGAGCCTCCCCAGGATGTTACTGCAATTGTTCTTTCTTGATAAAGTCTAAAATAATCATTGTTTCCATTATTAACTTGTGTTTGAAAGATTAATGATTGTGATCCTACAGAAGCAGACAATGCGCTAAATGTTTGAATTCTATAAGTTGCATTGGCTACGTTTATACCTAAATTACCTGAAGCGGTTAATCTCATTGTTTCAGCATTATTTGTTCCAAACGCAATGTCTGAGTTAGCTCTATTAAAAATATATCCAATTGGGTCTGAAGTTCCGCCAAGCAATCCTACATCGAAACCTGCAGTATTTCCAGTATTTTGAAAACTTAATACTGCATTGCCACGAATATTTTGTCTTCCGTTAATATCTAATACTCCACTAGGACTTGAAACACCAATTCCAACATTTCCTGCAGAAGTGATTACAAATGGTGTGGAGTCTGGGTTTGTTTCATCTTCTACTCTTAGTGCTTCTCCTGCACCCCGCTGTGTTACTCTAAGGGCGGCTACTGAAGTAGAAACATCAATTACCTGATTAGTACTAAATGAATTAGTTACATTTGTGGACGGTGGGGTAATAGCAAACGTAACATCTTCCCATGAAGAGCCATTATATATCTTAAGTTTCTTTGCCATATTATCTCCTATAACTCCGCATTCCACTCAAAATAAGATATACCGTTGCTTTGAATAGATCCAACTTGACCTAGCGTTCCGTTAAATCCTACTATATAAAATGATCCATGATCATTACTTCCTCCATCTGAGGAACAGCTTAAAGATGTTGCGTTTTGAGCAACCCAACCATTTGAATATATTCCTATTTGTCCTGCAGTTCCTGGGAATGTTCCTGGTGTAACTTTTGTAGTTAAGTTATGAGAAAAAGATACTACAGATCTCATTCTTACTGGAAATGTTTTTGTTATAAACCATAAGTTAGTATCTCTAACATGAGTTAGGTGTTTTTCTAAAGTATCTCTATAGTAATATCTTTGACATTTAGCAAGCTCTCCTTGAATATCTCCGCCTGCACGAGAAAATGTAGTAGCAGAAGATCCTGCCTCTACTTGAACTTGTGAAACTTCCCAATAGCAGTTTGATTCTGTTTGAGATTGAGAAAAACCAATTTTTAAAGAATTTGCAGTTCCATCGTTAGGAACAAATACAGAAAATTGCAAACTGTACCAGTCAGAGGATGTAGTACCTGTTGGTAAAGAAGAGTTTAAAACTCCTTGAGCAGCCAAGGTTGTCCATGTTCCACCCATGGTAGCATCAACTGTTGCAGATTTTTCTAAAGTCATAGTTATATTACCAGCGTAGCCTGAGCTTCTGCGTAATTTTGCAGAAAGCGTTACCATTTTACCTTGTAAAGGTACTGTATTTAAAGTTTCAATTACTTGATACTGATTTCCATATCCATTAACACCTGTCATTGTAACTCTCATGCAATGACGAGATCCATTTGGAACTCCTGTAGTTTGTTGAGTTACAGAGACATTTGTACCTGATCCACTTGATGATTGATACCATCTATCTAAGCCGTATCCAGCATTTGTTGTTGAAAGAGATCCTCGTTGAAAAAAATCAAAATTGCCGTTAATTATTACATTTTTTCCAGCAACAGGTGAATTAATTAATGATCCTAAATCTCTAGCTCTACTCATTATGCAACCCTCTTTCCAAAAACTGAGACATCAGCAATTTTTGTAACTTCTGGAAATCTAATATATAAAGACAAACTTCCGTAAGAACCATTTGTTGTATCGCTCTTTAGCCAGAATGTTGGTAGGGTTGATGCATTTCTATGGTGTTGTGTTGCTGACATTGTAAGTTGATTTGCTGGTGATCCATTAAAGTATCCTCCAGCACCATTTGAAATAAGTCCTACTATTCCGCCAAATGATGTGGCCCAATACAATTGTCCGCCAGCATTATTATCTCCATAACCCCAGGTTACTGTTAATGCGAAAAGGCCGTCTCCAAGTGGTGCAAGATTTGCAATTTTTGTATCTGTATTAGCAGCAAAAACTGTATTAGCTGCTGCTGTTGTTACATTTACTCCACCAAGCAAAGGGCCATAAAAACCATTAGCCGTAACATTTCCATCTACATCTAGCTTATTGCTTGGATTATCTTTTCCAATTCCAACAAATCCATCTCCACGCATATACATAAGAGTTCTTGCTGTTGATGCGCCAGTTTTTTGAATAAATCTATGTCCACCATTTGCGGCAAAGAACGGATTTCCATGAGAGTAAGTAATTTCTGCGGCACCGTTAATAACATTTTGAGCTATTGTTAGGCCATCTCCATATCCTGGAACATTTCCATTAAAGTTTGAAGATGCATGGAATGATCCATTTATATCTAATGTTGCATATAAGTTTGAGGTTTTTCCAATTAATACTCCGCCATCATGCGTAATACGCATTCTTTCTGTTAAAGCTCCTGTATGAATTCTAGTTGCAAATGCCATGTATCCAGCATAATCTCCAGATGTACTGTTTAGCTTTCTTCCAGATACTTGAGCATAAGCTGTTGTATTTGTTTGATTATTATCAGATGTAAATACTCCGCCCAAAGATATTGATCCGCCATTATTTATTCCAAAGTCATTTGATGCCGCCAATATTGTTCCAAAAGAATCAAAGGCCCTACTTGTAGATCTTACTTCTAGTGGAGAGTTTGGAGCGGAATATCCTATTCCAACTAAACCCCCATCTGTTATCACTAAAGGTTCTCCCTGATCATCTTTTCTAAAAACTAAATTGTTGGTAGTTCCTTTATTATATATAGACCAATCAATTGCTCCACCACTACCACCTCTAAAATGTATTCCAGCATCTACACCTGCAGAAGATCTTTGAATAAGCAAAAAATCTCCATTTAATCCATTTTGAACACTTGTTCCTCCAGTTATAATTCCATTATTTGGAGTTCTAAAGGAAAGATTGTTTTCAATCGTTTGAGCTCCAATAAATGTATTTGCATTTAATGTAGCATTATTTACTAAATTAATCGGAGTAGATGAAATAATTTCAACTGTATCTCCTGCTGATGCCCCTTGAAGCAAGGTAACTGTGTTGGTTCCGCCGCTTGTTGTATAGTCAGTTGTTCTTACAAGTAATACACCATTATAATAAATTTGCTCATATCCGTCTGTAAATACTACATCTGTAGTAAATACGGTTTGTCCAGCAGTTGCTGTAATTGTTTTTCTACGGATAATATATGGATCTAGTGAATCACCAGTCTCATCAGAGTCCACCCACAATTGTCCAGTAACTGGATTATCTGGGGCGGAAGTCTGATATGCAATTCCTGGAGACACCCAAGATGCAGATGTACCATCTGTTCCTAGAAGCTTATTAGCATTATTTGTTTGAGTTGGAAGAAGGGCATCAAATGCAGCTGATGCACTTGTTTGCCCTGTTCCGCCCAAATTTACTGGCAGAGCAGAAGATGAGGCAAGAACACCAGATGAGTCTACAGTAACTGGGCCAGCAACGGCCAAGTCTGTAACCTGGATATTCTTTTTTACCTTAAAATTCTTATCTGCCATGATACTCCTATTTTACCATTTAAGGTATGCTAATTACTCTGTTGGTGCTACATAGGCTTCTGCAGTATTACCCGCTTCAACCCAACGAAGATATCTTGCATAATCAGAATTAGCGGGATCAGTAGGAATCCACCATACTTTACCATCTTCATCTGTTCTTACAATTGTTGATCCAAAATCTGTAGTATTAATCTTATAATCTGAGTTATCTACAAACTCTGGCATTACGAATGTTGTTTCTTCTGTCATTTTATTCTCCTTATTTAACTAGCCATTCTTCGACTTCTGCCGAAATGTCTTTCATCTTAATCCAACTTGGTGAAACAATTTGTCCCTTACGTAAACGAAGTTTACCCATTAGGCCAATTGTAGACCACTCTGGTCTGCTTTCACGACTAACATATTCTGCTTCTTCATCATATTCAGGATTTAATACTCTATATCCATCTTCATCACGGATATATGAGCCAAAGTCATCCTTTAGGTACTTCCCCGCCCACTTCATTGGAGCATCATCTCCAACTACTGAAGGGTTTCCAGACACAACTCCAAATACAGCGTCTCCTTCTTCAGCAATCTTAATTTTATCATTTATTAGTGAAACTGAATAACCTCTTCTGTCTTCATTATTTGGATTTCCGTCTACCCACTCAAAATATTCAGCGTAGTCAGCGCCTCCACCATTCCAGGATCCGTCTGCATAAGCTTGTCCATCTCCACGTAAATAATGCTCAGTATCAGAACCTGCGCCGCTCCAATTTTGTAAAAATGTGTATGCTGATGTATTTGCTCGTGTAATTCTATTTCCAAATGATACGGTGGAATAGTTTGGATCAGTAGAATCTGACCAAATATTTTGAATATTAACATTTGTTCTAACTCCAAATGCCTCATTATTTAATAAAGCTGTGTGCCCAACAACAACTGCACCACTGCTTAAAATACGCATTCTTTCTCCGCCTGCAGTATTAAATGATGTAAATCCATCACTATTATTTATAACAAATCCGCCTGTTCTGTATTTAACCATATCTACTGATGTTACTGCACTGTTGGCTGCGTTATTTGTAATTAATCTAATAATTGTTCCAGCTGAGTTTCCAGAACTTGTGTTATATATGTCAAAGTATCTTAATCCATCAAACGGCTGGTTTGTTAATATTACATCTCCACCTTGCTGAATACGCATTCTTTCTAATATAGTCGTACTATTATCTGGAGTAGTTGAAAATGCTAACGATGTTCCTCTTGCAGAGGGAGTCCATGTTTGTGAAGCGTATGCTGTTATTTCTGCTCCACCGTTCCATCCTAATCCATAATTTGTTCCGTCATGTCCTGACATGGCAATTCCGCCCAAGCCAAACCCTGATGTGACTGCAGCATTATTATTAGATCTTTGTAATAATATGTGATTTCTATGTGTTGATGTTGGGTTTGTAAATCTAGAAATTAAAGGCCATTCAGATGCAGAAGTAATCGTTTGTACACCAAGGAAAGTGTTGCCAGTAGATGCTAGCGTAGCAGCACCAATTGCGGCAGGAGTGGCGGTCCCTGGGGTACCTACTAATTCCCACTGACTTGTACTTCCGTTCCATCTTTTAATTGCCATTTATATTCTCCTTATAACTCTGCCGAAAATGCTACCCAGCCGCTACCTGAATCAATTAGTAAGATTCCAGCGCTTCCAGCTGAACCATCTGATGTTGCCTGTGTTAATCCAAAAGAAGCCGACCATGGTGAGCTTCTATTAGTTGAAAAACTAGTAGCTGGGTACGTAGTAGACCCATTTAATGCTGACAAAGCTAGTTCGCCGACTGCTGAACTCGTCATACTTGGAGCGGCTCTCATGTTTACTTTAAGAGGCACAATAAAATATGTAACAGTTCCATTATTTTTTGAACCAATTACTCCAGATCCTGGACCACTCATTATTTGAAAATATCTCTGACATGCGGCAAGTTCCTGTTGAGGGTTTGCAGTATTTGTTGTGAATGGGGTAGCAACACTTCCTGCTTCTAATTGAAATCCCCATAAATCTAAAGACAATCCAGATACTGGAGTATACCCAAGATATGGATTTAAATAACTACCCGTTCCGATTGTTTTGCCAGAAACTGAAGGTATTGTAACAGTACCAGAATATCTTTGCCAGGATGTTGTTACGCTAAATACTGGCAAAACGGTAGCAACGTTGGTAGAACCTCCAGTTCCAAACATTTGATTAAATGCTGGTGAAAGTGATACTGATGAACTTGCTTTGGCCCAGAAAGAAAGTGTTACTGTTTGTCCTGCTAAAGTTCTTACATCTTCTATAGCTGTTCCAAAATAAGCATCGTTATTGCTTCCTAGAGTTGTTGTAGTTCTTCTTAAAAAGTATTGACCTTCGTATCCAGCAACTGGTGCTGATCCAGGAGTAAATGTTTCTCTTGTAATACTGTGAGTTGTAGGTGGTGTAGAATAAGTTATATACCATCTATCTGCTGTATAACCTGCCACATTTGAAAAACTTGTCCCTCTTTGCCAAATTCCAAAATCTCCATTTAGAATCTTATTCTTTCCAGTATTAAAATCACCTTGCCATCTTAATCCTGTACTAGTTGATGAATCTGCATATAATGATTCTCCATTATTACCCGCCGCAAATCTTGTATATGCAGCATTGCCAGTAGCTGCAAATATATCGCCTTTTGTTGTTAATGCTGTTGGAACAACTGCGTTTGTAGTTGTATCTTGATCAATCCAAATATCTCCATCAACTTGTCCTGTAGGAGAAGTAGCACCAATGAATGTAGTTTTACCTACTCTGCCGTCGGTAACTTTGACGGGAGCTAGGTCAGCACCAGCATAGACTTCCCATGCCGTTCCATTCCATCTTTTTACTGCCATTTATTTCCTCCTATAACTCCGCTGAAAATTCAACATAGTTTAATGAACTGTTTTGAGTATAAAAAGCTCCATTATATCCAGCAGCCTGTCCAGATACTGCCCAGTCTACAAATAAGCATGAGCATCCGTATCCTGTAGAATTAAATACTCCATTAATTCCTGTTGGTATAACATTACCACCATTAATATTTGCAACTAGGGATCCTGAGTATGCTACTCCTGGAGCAGACCTCATAAATGTTGGAAAGTTAATAACTGTTCTAAAATTTGTAGCATTAAAACAAAATCCAGATCCTATAGCAGTGTAGTTTGTTCCTATAACTCTATAATAATATCTTTGGCAAAGCGCAAGCTCTCCTCCAATTGTACCACCTGCACGAGAAAATACAGTTGGTGTTGAGCCTAATTCTAATTGAACACCAGTAATATCATAGTAGTCTGTAGAAGATGCTGTACTAGCAGTCGGATTATACCCAAAAGTAATGCCAAGTTCATTGGAGTTAGAAGGAACATTTCCAGTAACACTAAAACGTTGCCAGCCATTTACTATTCCACCAGTTGTTGTTAAAGTAAAGTTGCTAGATCCAACAGTCGTTGAGCCAGTGTGCGAGTACCACGGCTCGTCTATTCCAGTTCCACTGTATAAAGCAACACCTAGCCCAAAAGAATTAGTCATTCCAGAACCAGCACGTGCATAAAAGGAAAGAGTTACTGTCTTGCCAGCGTAGACATACGAGTTTGCGCTTTCCAATGATTGCCATAAGCCTAGGTAGGTTGTTGTTGTATCTCCAGCAGGTCGTTGAACACGAATAAAATATTTGAAACCTGGAAGATCTGAAGCACCTCTAGTAGCAGTACTTGCTCCAGAAGCACCACCTCTATAAACTTGCCACCTATCAGCTGTAAATGAACTTGCAAATGCTCCATTGCCTGCAAAAGTCGTTCCACGTTGCCAAATATCCATTCCACCATTAATTACTGCATTCTTGCCAGCAACTTGATTATTAAACGGGTTAAATGCATTATCTCTAGCTCTTGTCATGGTTCTCCCTTATAACTCCGCCGAAAATCTTAAATAATCTGTTACGTTTCCTGCAAACCTTAAAAAATAAGTTGTTCCAGTTGACATACCAGTCCTATAAGCATTTACAACAGCCATTGATGCGTTTGTCATATTATCAATTGCTATTGATGTAACAGATAATACACCAGCCGATCCTAATATCCAATAATTTGCCGCTGTTGGCGCTTGTAACGTAGGAGATGTTCTCATTGTAACTGGAAACTGAACCACGCCTCTAGCCCATCCAGTTTGGTCTGCAGTATTCATAATTAAAAAATCAGTATAGGGATTTGCTCTTTCAGCATTGTAATTATAGGGCAAAGTATAAAAGTATCTTTGGCATTTTGCAAGTTCTCCCTGAATATCTCCACCTGCACGAGAAAACGGTGTTGCAACTGATCCTAATTCTAATTGAAATCCACCAATAGTTTGAAATTGTGCATTAGTTAATAAACCAGTTGTCCACTGTACACGTAAACTTTTTGCGGTATTTGGAACTACAAATGTAGCGATATGTCTTTGCATTGTTCCAGTCATTGCTGGATAGGATACCGTTGTGCCGCTGCAATTTGTCCAACCAGCATCAAATAAACTAGCGTCGACATTATTAGAATACTGAAGATTCATATAGTGTCCTGTAGTTCCCGTGGTTCCTGCAGCATAAAGAGATAAACAAACAGTTTGGCCTGCTAGGGCAATTGCATTTGAAGTTTCAACCATTTGATACCAATTCTGTGCACTTGATGATACTGTAGATGTAAATCTAAGTCCGTATCTTGTTCCTGGTGCATATAAAGAAGTATCTTGTGTGATTGTTCCAGCGGCACCTGCATAACATGTCCACCTATCAACTGTATAAGCTGCATATCCTAATCCTGTAACTGCAAAAGAGGTGCCTCTTTGCCATACGTCCATTCCTCCATTAATTAAATAATTTTTTCCAGCTGCATCCAGTCCTGACTTAGAAACATATAATGAATTAGACTGTGATTGTGTATATGCATCTGTTACTGAGAATAGGGGATTACCAAAGATTTCTAATGTATCTCCTATTTCCGCCGCCTGTGTTAAAACAACAGATGTGCCATTTGTAGCAGTATAATCTTGGCCTCTTGTAATTAATACACCGTTAATATAGACCTGCTCATTTCCAGCGGTATAAGATAAAGTTAAGTTATTATCATCTAGTCCAGTTACGGTTGTTGTTGCAGATGCAACAGTTTTACGCCACCTGACTAATTGAATTCCATTTCCAGTTGTTTGATCAATCCAGAGATCTCCAATTACTGGCGAAGACGGAGTAACTGTTCCACTATATATTTTAGCCCCAACCACACCGTCTGTTGCTGTATGCTGTTGAGGAGTTGTCCATTGTGTAGTTACGCCATTAGTTTGTAAAAACTTATTGTCTTGGCTAGTCTGAAGAGGAAGGAATGCATTTAATGCGTTACCAGCAGTTGTCTGGCCTGTTCCTCCTTGTGAAATTGGAAGGGTAGCAGAAGAAGTAACGTTACCAGCTGAATCTGTTGTTACAGGACCCGCTGTTGTAAGAGAGGGAACTTGTAAACCAGATTTTACTTTAAAGTTTTTATCTGCCACTTAACCCTCCCTATAATTTAACTTTAGATAATTTAACTGCTACATTCGTGCTTGTTGCGTCTGTTATTGTTGCCTGCAGAACTCCGTCTGTTCCAGACACTGCTGCAGAAATTACCACACCAGAAATAACTCCGCCTGTTTCTGTAATTGCAAACTCTGTCATATCTACAGATGTTCCATTATTTTGTACAATTACCTTAGAAGTTCTTACCTTTGTACCCTGCTTCAAAGATACCATATATTCAATACTTGTGAATGCTGACAATGCTGTTGTATCTACAGTTGTAACAGTATTTGCTGATACAGTTGCTGTCTTTGTTTCGATTGGTACAACTAATGTTGCCCAAGAAGCTGTTGAACCGTCTGTAGTAAGGTATTTCCCTGAATTATCTGTTTGAGTAGGAAGGCTTACTGGTGCAGCCGCCCATTCAATTCCATTTGTTGCAGATGAATTTGCTGTTAGTAGATATCCATTTGTTCCAGCTGCTAATTTTACTGGGGTATTGTCCGCAGAAGCAACTAGAATATCTCCCTTTGTATCAAATAGAGACTTGTCAACTTTTCCGTCTAGTTGAGTTTGAATTGCTGAAGTTACACCGTCTACATAATTTAATTCGGTTGTAGAAAGTGTGGCTCCATCAAGAATATTTAATTCTGCTGCTGTAGAAGTGACTCCGTCTAGAATGTTTAGCTCTGATGTTGATGCAGTTACTCCGTCTAGAATATTCAACTCAGCTGCTGTGGAGGTAACTCCGTCTAGAATGTTTAATTCTGCAGTAGTTGAAGTTATTCCATCTAAAACATTAAGCTCTGTTGCAGTTGCTGTAAGAGCAACATCTTCATTAATTTTTGGAGATGTCAAAGTTTTGTTTGTTAGAGTATCTGTACTTGAAGCAGAAATTTTACCATTAATTTGAGTCTGAATGTCTCCAGTTACTCCATTTAGGTATTGAAGCTCTGTATTAGACACATCTCCAATTGTTGCAGATGATGCATCAAGTGCTCCTATTTTAAGTCCAGAGTATGACAATCCAGCTTCTGCAAAGTTTGTTGTGCCAGATGGCTTTGTAGTTGCTCCATGGAATATCTTAACTACTCCATCAGATGCATCTCTTACAACTCCGCCAAATTTGCGTCTTGCGCCAACTGAGGCTGAACCATTAGGGGTAACCGCAGCACTTGTAACATTTGTTGCTGTCTTGGCATATGTAAATGTTGTTGTGGTTGGAACATCAATAATATTAAATGTTCCGTTAAATGTTGCGTCTACACCTGTAATTGTTACAACATCTCCATCTAAATATGTGTGATTTGCTGATGTTGTAAGTGTAGCAATATTGTCGGTGAGTGCCTTATTTGTTACTGTAGCAGTAATTGCTGGTGACTGAGTAACAGCAAATTCTGTATAGATACCAAGATCTACAAGGTCTGCCTGATTATTTGTACCAACGAAAATTGCTGGGTCTGTAACAGCAAGGTTCTCTGTTTCTACAGTTGTTCCGCCACCACCGAATGTAATAGTTCCTTGAATTGCTACGTCACCTTGAATATTAAGGTCACCCTGAATACCAACTCCACCTACTACTGTAAGTGCTCCAGTTGTAGCGCTTGTAGATGCTGTAGGAATTTCAATATGAATGTTTTGGTTTGGAGTGATCTCCATTTGAGTGGTTCCAGTACCGAAGCCACCTGCGGCAAATATAATCTTATTTGCTTCTCCACGATTACCAGTTGCAATAACTAAATTTCCGTCTCCAGTTGTTCCTTCTGGTGCTTCAAAGAATAGGTACCCGTCGTTTGGTCCAGTAATTCCAAATTGTGGCTGGCTAAACTGACTTCCAGTTACTCCAAGATCGATCCACCCATGTGCATCTGTACCATTGTCTGTATAAATAATAAGATCGGCGGAAGAATCAGAATCTGGGTTATGAATTGAAACCTGAGAGTAAGGATCTCCAGTAAGTGCAAATACTGCCGCTGGATTGGTTAATGCAGCAGTTGTTTCAAATGTTTCTGCGGTTGAGCCAATATAAACAGTATCTGTTAGTCTTGCTTTTCCATTAATAGAAAGATTTCCAGTAATTCCTGCTCCACCAGCAACAGTTAGTGCTCCTGTTGTAGCAGAATCAGATTGTGTATCAATTTCAATATGTACATTTTGATCTGGAAAAATTGTCATCTGTGTATTATCAGACTGCAATCCTCCCGCTGCAAAAACAATCGCATTTTGAGCGCCATTTGCTCCAGTTGCAAGGACAAGGTCGCCGTTTCCTGTGTGCTGTGTAGCTGTTCCAACAGGGGAAACTGCGGTGGAAGAAAGATTTGTATTTACTTTAGCATAAGTAAATGTAGTTGTTGTAGGAGTTCCATTAATAGTATACTGTCCATCATATGGGGCACCTACTCCAGAAACTGTTACCCTTTTACCAACGGAAAACCCGTGTGCTGCGGCTGTGGTGAGAGTTACTGTATTTGTTGTTAATGCTTTATTATTTACAGAGGCTACTGTAGTTGCTGGTGCTTCCATGAATATGTAACCATCATTGGGTTTTGTAATTGTAAATGTTGCGTCATTAAATGCACTAGATGTGATACCCATATCAATCCAACCAGCAGCATCGTTTCCATTATCTGAATATGCAATTACATCTGTAGAAGAGTTAATTCCATTTCCAGTATTTTTAATTACTAGCTGAGCATAATCATTGTCTGAATCTATTGAAAATACCGCCATTGGATTTGTGTAGGCATCAGAAGTTCTTAATCCAAGTGACTGTGTTCCTACATTTAATCCATTTCCAAATGCTGGATCAGATACTGTAGCAATAGTTAAAGTATTAGATACATCGTTATAAGTCTTAGAAATGTTTGTTCCAGCCGTCAAAGCTAAGTCAATTGCATCTTGAGCTCTTTCGTCTGTAAAGTATTTATTTGTAGTTCCCTCAGAAACATTATCTGTATTTAGTGTTGGAATATCTGTAGTTAGTGCCACTGTTCCAGATGAGTTAGGAAAAGTAATTGTTCTATTTGCTGTAGGTTGTGTTGCAGTCAATGTTGTTGTGTATGTGTAGTCAGCGTCGTCCCACAAAATTATAGAATTTTCTGGAACAAGTAGGTCTCCATTTGAGTCTAATTCTGCTGGTCCGCCTGGAACTCCTTGATCGGCCAACTCAATATATGATGCAAGGCTGCTTGCTAGGCCTGTTGAAGTTATGTTTGCATAGGCTGAAATTGAATTCCATGCTGTACCAATTGCTGGTGATGAAACTGTAGGTCCTATTTTAAATTTAAGTGTGTCTGTTTCTACTCCAACCTCGCCTGGGCGAAGAATTGGATTATTTGTTGACCAATTTGATGCTGTATCTCTACGTAACTGAATTCTAACTGCCATTTTATTTAACCTACCCCTCCATCAATTATATCATCATTAGGTGTTGTGGTATAGTCTGTTGTTGCAGTTCCACCATCTAAAGAAACAATATAATTTCCGTATTCTACATAATTTCCATAATCTAATGTTCTAACTCCACCCTCACCTGCAAAGTGTGTGTGGTCAAGTAATTCCTTTGGGCCAGCTACATCATACCATATTGTTCCGTTAAAAACTTTTATTGTATTTTCAGAAGAATCAAAATAGGTTCTTCCTTGTGCTGGTGCTGAAGGTGCTGTTGCTAAAACTTCAAATGAATTTGATGTACCAGATCCTTCACCAGAACCAGTAAGCAAACTCCAAGTAGTTCCATTAAAAATTTTTAAAGCGCCTGATACGGTATTATAATATATCTCACCCGCATAAGTTCCAGACGGATCTGAATTTAATGCTGGTGGGGCAATAGGCGTTTTAAATTGCTTTGCCACGATTACCCGCTAATAACTACTCGGTATGCTCCAGAAGATGGTGCGGTTGCAAATCTTATTGTTGCTGTTGTAGTTGATGTATGTTCTACATCTGTCTCAACAGAAGCATACGGTGATGCAACCTCATAGACTTGAACTAATATGTCTCTGGTACCAAGATTATGTGTAATTGTATAACTTGTTGCTGATGTTGATAAAGTTTCTGAATACTTGCGTACTACAGAGTGGAAATTTGTTCCATCATTTGTAAGCGTCCAAGCATCGTCTGCTTCATTCCATAGAACAGACACATTTGTTGAAGTTCCACGCTCTACTTCAATACCAGCGTTTGCTACTGGTGAACCAGTAACATTGCTATTTAATACAACTACGTTATCTTCAATTGTTACTTGCTCTGTATTTAGAGAAGTAAGTGTTCCATTAACTGTTAGGTTTCCGCCAACTGTTAAATCGTTTGTAATTGTTACATTGTCTGGTAAACCAATTGTTACTGCTGAGTTTTCTGAACCTGAACCTGAAACTGTAATTTCGTCAGTTGTTCCAGCAATTGTTGCTATATAGTTTCCAGTGGTCTGTGTGGCAAGGTTAACATTTTTAATTGTTACTGCGCCATCTGTAACTGTAAAGTCTTCTGTGGCAAAAGATGCAACACCTCGGTTTGTGGTAGTTGCAATTTCTGCATCAACTGTTAATGATCCTGTATTGGCATCATCATATGTTAAATCAATTCCTTCTCCAGCAACAAGTTGAGCACCGACAATATCTTGTACTCTCTCAACATTTAATACTACGTTTCCAGTTGTTACTGTAAAGTCTGTTGAATCAAATGAAGCAACACCCTTATTTGATGAGCTTGCATCTTCTCCAGCAATTGTAATAGTGTTATCTGTTACAGTGGTATTGATTCCTTCGCCTGCGGCAAATGTCAAGGTGTCTGTTAAAAGATTTACTGTATCTGCTGTTCCAGATTCTGCAGCAATTGAAAGAGTTGTTGCTACTGTTACAGTTCCCGCTGCTGTTAAACGACCTTGTGCATCTACTGTAAATGTAGGAATTGCTGTTTGTGATCCGTATGAACCAGCAGTTACTGCTGTGTTATCTAAATCTAATGTTGTGATTCCTGTTGAATCAACATATGTTGCTGTTAGGCCTGTTCCACCAGTTACAGATGACCCAATTACATCTTGAATAACTTCTGTAGAGCCAGACATTGGCATCCATGGACCATTTGGTGATGATAGTCCATTGTAGTAGTACATCGTGTTGTCTGATGTATCGTAATAAATCTGACCTGTTACAGGATTTGGAACTGGTCCAGAATTATGATGAATTCGTGCCTTGATTAACTCATTCTGATTGAGATCAATGCTTACTAAATATTTTCTTGCCATTTGCTAACTCCCTTAAGACAGGTACGCTGTCCCTGAAAATGGTTGGGCCATTGTCAGTGTAATTTTATTAATACTATTATAATCTATTCCAGTTTCTAATATGTCACCAGAACTTGCCTTGATGGTCACATTTGGGTTATATCCCATATTATGATTTATCTCTACTGAATATATTCCATTTACTGGACCCGTTACCTGAGAAAGCTCCCACGGATAAGTCATAGTCATTGTGCTTAGTAAATAGTTTGTAGCGCCAGCCCAAGTTAGATCTGATAGCTTTGGGCCATAGAATCTAGTTGTGAGCTTGTCATAATAAAAGTCTCCTTCTAAACCAAGGTTTGCGGAAGGAACTCCATTACCGTTTAATATAGACTTTCCTCTTGGGCCTTGTGGTCCAGGAGTAGAAACGATTACATCATTTCTTATTTCCGTTACTATTACTGTTTCAGACATTAAATTGTCACCGATCTACTTAGAGTTAAAAATCCCTCTACGATTTTAATTTTATTTGCGTTTGAATCAGTCAACATAATATCATATGAAGACTTTGGGTAGAACAGTTTATTTGTTTGAGTAGGAGTCATCTTCATGGTTAATTTACCATTAGGACCATCTATAGTTATACCACCAGCTGGCGAAGTTAAAGTAAATGCAAGTTTGGTTCCGCCTTTTGTATCACGGACCTGCATTTTTGCGGTAGACCCAGTTAAGTTAATGGGTAAACCGTTATTGTCTTTATATTCAACAATAAATGTAAAAGTGGCATTTTGATCCACTTCGAAATTCTTTTGTCCTGCCATATACTAGTACTCCTAAATAGGAAAACTCCTATGCTTATTTTAGCATAGGAGCAGTCCTAATCTGTTGTTATTTTTTTCTTTACTTTTGTGCCTTAAAGCCGAAGTCTTGATTGCTTGGGCTTAGGGCCTTCAAAATAACTGGCGCAACTGCTGCAACTCCACCCAGTAGAAGGTCCTTTGGATTTGTGTTTCCAGTCATATACAAAGCAATGGCTGCCGAAAGGAATGCACGAGCATACGTTCCGAGAGCTGCAAGGATTTGTTCTGTCATTGTTATTACTCCATCATTATTAAGATCTTTTTTCATTAGATCCTCCATCTTGGGCGGTGTGCCCAGGAATTTTGGGTTTTACCCCAATTCTATTATTGTACTACTATTATGCAGAAATGTCTACAAGCTCGCAATTTCCATCTGAGCTACAGGCTAGAGTAGCATTTGTAGAAGTTCCATCTTCTGTCTCATAAAAAGATAAATCTTCCCAGCGAATATTACTTGGCATCTTTGCAACAAGAGCATCGTATTCTTCTTTGCTTACTTCTTGATAAGGGGCCTGCTTATATGTGTGATCTGAATGTGGAAGGAATGAAATGCCAGAGACTTCATCAAAATGCTTATATACCCAAGCTCCGACCTCCATCCACTCATCTTCTTTTACAGATACTGTAATTGATGGCTTATGCTCGCACCATGCACGTTGATAAACTAACCAAATATTAAGATGTTCAATAGCAGTTAAATCATTTCTTACAATAGCACCCTCTGGTGCTTTTACTGGAAATGAAAATACGTATGTGTCTGCTGGCTTCATGACATCATCTTCTACTGGAATTCCAACTTCCTTCAAAAATGTAGAGATTGGATCTCCCTTTGAACCACGAACTGTACGAATGTAATATGGTGAATGCCATGCATGCATTCCTGAAGATACCCCGACCAATTGAGACACTGTTCCAGAAGGTTTAACGCAAGTAATTGCGGCAGACTCAGGAATCCCAATTTTCCCAGCCTCTTCTTTATTTGTTGCTCTTGCTGATTCTCTAAGACCCATTAAAAATGCTTCTAGAGATACAAGGTCGTCCTTGCCTGACATAAACTTATGTCCAAATTGTCCAGTTAAAGAAACTCCTAATAGTCGTTCCTCTTCTGTGTTATCTTTCCAAATTTTACGAAGATATTTAAAGTCAGTTAGAGTTGCTTGCCATGTTCCAAGAATAGTTGCTAGTTCGACTTTTCTTTCAATATCCTTTTTTGTATCCTTTTCACGTAATACGACTTCTGAAAGATTACAAAACTGATAAGGACGTAAAATGATTTCTGAACATGGGTTCGTTCCATAATGTACTTCAGGGTCTCTTCGACCATACTTAGCCGCTTGCTTCTGCGCTGCTGCGACATTATAGATTCCACGTTCCCCAGACTTTGAGTCATAAAGTGATTTCCACTCTGCAATAAATTGCTCCATCTCTGGTTTGCGTGAATACGCAACAGAGTTATTTGAAAGTGCACGTTGTGTGTTGTTCTCCCACCAATTACCAGATTTTGCTGATGCCATTTCAATATCGTTAATGTTTGAAAGAGAAATCATAGCAGATCTGCGAACTCCACCAACAACAACTACTTCACCAATCTTGCACATAATATCATGTGCTTCGATAGGCTTTAGCTGACGTCCTGCTGCATTTTTAAACTTTGCAATAGTAAAATCAAAAAGATTAATCAATGGCTGTGGGCCAGATGAGCGACCTCCCATTGTCTTGAGTCTTGCGCCTGCGGGACGAACCTTTGAAACATCAATTGCAGGAATTTGTCCTGACCAAAGTAACGCTAGTAGTTCTCGGTACGCCTTAGCCCAGCCCTGTTTAGAATCTTCTACTGTAATAATTGTTGTTGACTTCTCAAATGATTCTGGAACGGCAGGAAGCTTATTAACATACTTATATTCTACAGAGAATCCAACACCTGTGCCACACATAAGAATATACATTGTTTCATCAAATGATCGTGGTGAATCTACTGGTACAAATGAACAGTTGTAACCTGCTACGTTATCCCGCTCTAATGCTGCACCTGCAGTCATAACAGAGCGCATTGATGGCATTACATTTCGATTAAATACTGCATCCTTTAATTCTTTAACTAGTTTATCGGACGGCTTATAGTTATGATTTTTGTCTAGGTGCAATAGCATAAAGTCAAAATACCTATCAACAGTTTCACCCCAAGTTTCTCTACGGTTATCTTCAGAGATCCATCTTGCATATCGTGACAATGCAATAAAGTTTTCATATGGGTTTTCAATAGTTCTTGACATTTTTTAGTGACACCTTTTCTTCCGCCTTACGGATTAATTTAAAATTTGAATGAGATCTAAGTGTACCAAAAAATCTTTAGCGGGGGAAGGGGTTATTTAAATTTTTTAAAAATATGGTCGAAGGCTTTATTGGTCAACTGCAACCAATTATACTCTTCGTGTACCCTAGATGCCTGTGCAAAGTAATATCCTGAGTATGCGTTATAATTCATAGACACATCTCTCATAAGCTCAAGTAAGTGTTTATAGTTTGGTTCAAAAACTTTTCCTTCATGTGGGAATGGCCATGGAGAATCAATTACTTCCGATCTTAATTTGAGAGGACCTAAGTAATCTTTATAATGTGCCCAATCATAAGTTGATATAACTGGCATTCCAGTTGCAAGGGCTTGTAGTGGAATAAATCCAAAACCCTCTCCGTATGTTGGATAAATTAAAACATCATGGTCGTGATAGAGGTTTACCATTTGCTCATCTGATATAGGATCTGTTATTACTTTAATATTACTATACAAATTATCTGGTAGCCCGATTATATTCTTTTCTATATAGTTATTATATATACGTGTTGTATTATGAGTATGCGCTTTAATAGTTAAAGAGTAAAAGGGATCATTTCCAAAAAGATGAACGAATGCATCAACTACCATCTGCCCAGCTTTTCTAGGTGCTGGTTCTCCAACATGCAAAAACTTTAATGGTCTTCCATGTCTGAGTTGTCTGCGCTTTGGTGACCATATAGGATCTATTCCATGTGGAAACACTCTTACATCAGAGTAACCGTTTTTTTCAAAAACTTCTTTACACCAATCTGAAGTTGTCCATATCTCATCTACTGCATCTAAGTATTCTTTCCAGT